TCATCTCTTCAATGGCACCCGCTTCAGCAACCACTCCCGGAAATGCGCCACGGCCGCCGTATCGCGGCGGTCGTCGGGCCAAACCAACTGGTACGCTCCGCCGAAGCTCGCGCTTGCGTCCGATGCAAGCACCAAATCGGAGCTTTCAACCAAGGGCGTGATCATTTGGTTCCATCCGAGGAGGACACCATGACCTCGCAGCGCAAGCTGTAGCAATACGGGATAGCTATTGGCCGTTATTGTGCGCGATGGCTTGTACGCGATCTCGCTATCGCATAGATGGAACCAGTCGCGCCAGCTCATCCATTGACGCTGCTGCTCCTCTGCGACGAGCAACGTCGCACTCGTCAATTCTTGCGGCGATACGCGCCGGCGCCCCAGGTAGCCGGGCGCACAATAAGCGTGTACCTCTTCTTCGATAATACGGACCCCGCTCATGCCGGGAGGCGGGACATCGCGAATGTAATAAACGCCGATGTCGAATTCCGCGGTGTTCAGATTGAAAACACCCTCTCGAACCAAGATTCGAATTGCCACATTGGGATACTCTCGGCTGAAATCGGCGATGATGGGTGTCAAAAACATGCCGGCCGTGCCAGACGCACACGCGATCGTAATGCTATGTGGCGAGGGCTCCTTCATGACAAACGCAGTGGCTTCCGCGCAGCTTGTGAGCATGTCGTGAATCCGGTCGGCATAGGCCTGTCCGGCGCGCGTCAAATGAAGTGCTTTTGCGTCTCGCACAAACAACTGCATGCCAAGAAAACTCTCCAACTTTACAACCTGCTTGCTGACCGCACCTTGCGTAACGTTCAGTTCCTCGGCTGCACGCGTGAAGTTGCCATGCCGAGCAGCAGCATCAAAGAAAACAAGGCATTGCAGGGGCGGAATCGGGTGAATTTTCATGCTCGCTCCATATGGCTCTGACCCACCGGCACGGGATCACGAACGCATACAAACACTTGATGACACATCTTTCGGTGATCGAAGAGATGATCCAAACGAAGCTTCCCTTGAAAGAGCTTCCTGCCACCGTCAACGGATGACATGCCATCCTTCGAACTTGGTATGTCGCGGCGAACGAAACAGCCGAACTATGCGTTCCCGGACGATGCACGGCACGCTATCGACACAGGCCCGAAAAATCAAGAGCCATTCGTGCATCCCGGTGCGAATCTTCCGAAGGAGCACTCTACGCCGGGATCTCAAAGTACTGACGCAGTGCATTGACGACCGCAGTCAATGGGCTAGAGATACGGAAGAACGCCAAGAAGCCTGAATATTTATCGCCATAGTTCCATAATGTTGAATTATCGTGATGCCATAAAGAATGGTGCTGTGGCGCCATTTCCCACACTGGAAAGTTCTTCGAATGCATCCTGAAAACTGCTCTCTAGAAAATCCAGGCTCTGCTTCGCGGAATGAACACCGGACTTACCGAGAAACCAAGAAACATGCAGATGCATCGCGATCAGGAAAAAATGGACTTCAGCCGACCGGGACAGCCGACAAACACTTGCCACATTGAGATCGTTTAACGAATCATTCCGCAACGAGCGCTTGAACCTATATTGCCTATATTGGTTCGAAACGTTGGGTGACGCGAAAATGTTCGGCAAGGTGCGGCGTAGCGGATACGCTTTCGGAGAAAGAACTGATTGCTCTGGCTACTACGCTCGACAAGTCCAGATTGCGCCGTGCTCGATCACAACTAGCGACACCGGGAAGATGACAGCACGTTGACCGATTTGGTTACATCTTGGCTAACATGAGCCAACGAGGAGAGAATCGGAGCGCGAGGAGCGTTCTCGCAAATGCCTGATTTGACTGGCCCGCCCTACACGATTCGAACGTGTGACCTACGGCTTAGAAGAACGGCAGTTTGAAAATAGAAGGGAACGAAAGCGCAGTCAAATCAACGACTTAAAGCGATAGCCACCCCATAGCCGGCTACGCTTTCGCGACCATTTTAGTCAATTCTCAGGTATTCGGGGCACACCTTGGGCACACCCAGGCACCCTACTTCGCCGCCGTCAGCGCGTCGTAGTCGCGCTCGCACTGCTGGCCGGCGATGCGGGCACGGTCAGCGTACTCTGCCAGTTCGCCCGCGCGCTGGTCAGCGCGGCCGAGCACGTCGGCAAGCAGATCGAGGGCGTCGCCGGCTGCCGGGCTTCCGGCGGTAGCGGCAGGATGGCGGGCGGCTGCGACGAGCTGATCGACGCGCTGCTGCAGGCTGCCAGCGGCAGCGCGAGCAGCAAAAGCATCCGCGAGCGCGGCAGTGCGTTGTTGGTTCGCATCGTTTGCAATCTCCTGTTGAGCCGCGGTGCGGCGTTGTTCCTCGGCGCGCGCCGCCGCGACGGCGTCGAGCTGCGCCTTCTGCGCGGCGGCCGCCGTCATGCGCACACCGTCGGCGTGCCCCTTGAAGTACCCGCCGGCGAGGCCGACGAAAGCCGCCACGACGACGGCAAGCCAGACACGGGGATCGAACCAAGTCATTTCCGCTCCTTCGCATGCAACTGCTTCAGCTCGTCCGGCGAGTAGACGAAGCCCGGCAGCAGGAACGCCTGCACGCTCCATACCGGGTCGCTTTCCTCGTGCCGGCCGTGGTCCTTGCCCCGGTGATGGAGCGCGCACAGCAGCAGTTGGTTGTAGGTCGAGTCGACGAATGTCTCGGGCCGCGCCGGGTCGAACGCCTCCCAGTCGAATCCCTGCGTCAGACGAATCACGTCCCAGACCGGGTGCTGGCGCGGGATCGGGACGATGCACTGCAGCTTGTGGCTGAACATCGTGTCGACCTTGTTCAGAGCGACGCCGCGGATCCACTTCCAGTCGATCGCATGCGAGAACGCCCACTCGAAGAACCGGTGATGTGACTCGACCGCCTGGTCGTCGCCGCAGACCGCGCAGATGTAGCCGCCGGCCGCCTTCATCGCGCGCTTACTTGCGCGGAACGTCGCCGACTCGGTGCGCGGCTCGTGATCGGGATAGAACACGTCCTCGGCGAGCGTGCGCCGCGTTTCATGGGTATTCGTGGTCGTCATAGGCCGCGCTCGCACAATGCGCGCTCTTCCGCGCGGCGTTTCACCAGACCGGGCAGCACGCGGCCACCAGCGGTCACCCATTGCGGCCGCCCGTTGTCCGCCTCGTTCAGCGCGCGGCACGCGCCCTTCCAGTCACCGGAGTTGAATCGCTTCGCCGTCGTGCTACCGCAGTACGCGCCGCCGCCGACGTTGTAGGCGAAGCTCACGGCGGCGGCGAGCTGGTACGTGTGCCCCTTCAGCACCGGCGTGCACTTCAGCACCGGCTCGGCATGCTCGATGAGGCGCTGCTCGAGGCGCGCGCGGCACTCGTCGGGCGTGAAGCGCTGGCCGGCGTGCACGTCCTTCGTGTCGCCGTTGCAGGCCGTGATGATCCCGATCGGGTCCGGCCGCGCAACGAGCTCGAGCCCCTCGAACTTCGGGACTATGGAAAAAAGAAGGGCTGCCGCAGCAGCCCCCACAACACCAGCGAGTGTCTTCTTCGGTACGTTAGCCATCGAGCAGTGCCCTCTTCCCCTTGTTTTTGATCAGGTAGTACGCCTGCAGCCCGATGTACGCGATCGTCGCGACGGCTACCCACCAGTTGATGTCGTGGCCGGTCAGCCACAACCAGAAATTGCTTCCCACCGCCGGCGCTGCCTTGGCTGCGCTCACCGCGAGATCGTTCTTCATCGAGTCCCCGAAATGAAAAAGCCGCGCGGAGGCGGCAGTAAGTATTCTTGACATATAGGCCCATTGGGCCTAGATTAACGACTAGAGGAAGCGCTACCGCGCGGCCCACACATCCGAGAGGACTCCATGCATACCACGCTCGTTGCGGCGTTGCGCCGCCTTTTCCCCTATGCGATACGAACCGCCGACCCCGAAAGACCTGGAGCAGCTCAAGCACGACCTGCAATTCAGCAGCGCGCAGATGGCGGACCTATTCGGTGTGCAGGGTGGCCGGCAATGGCGCAAGTACACGGGTGGCGAAGAACCGCGCGACATCAGCCCGCATATCCTCTTCTTCGCAGCGGCACGACTCGAACTGTCGCCGGCGGACATCGAGCGGGTGCTGGCACGCATGAGATCGATCGGCGCCACGATCGACTTGAACGACGAGCCGGAAGCGTAGGCGGCGCCTCTATAACGGCCACTTCAGCCGTTGCGGGTATCATCCCGCGTTGGAATCACACCACCATCAAAGAAAAAATGGCGAAAGGCGTAATTGCATCGTTTCTCGGGATGATTGTGATGGCATGCAGCGCATGCGGGGGCGACGGCAACAATCCCGGCGTCAACCCGCCCACTCAGTCGGCGTCGAAATCAGTAACTCCCACGTGTTATGTCGAAGGTGCGAAAGCTGGATCGTCCTGCATCCTGGACGATCAAGCCCTCGCGCGCTCGGTCGTACAGTTCGGCGATTCGGCGCGTCTCAAGCAGGTGTTTGAGAAAGCGCGCTCGGGGCAACCGATCACCGTCGCCGCAATTGGTGGATCGATCACTCAAGGTGCATGGGCGACGGCTCCGGAAGATCGCTACGTGAATCGCATGTTCGGCTGGTGGCAAGCCACCTTCCCGCAGAGCAAGATGACGCTCATCAACGCGGGGATCGGGCAAACGAACTCACTGTACGGACAGCAGCGCGCTCAACGCGACCTGTTTCAGTACAACCCGGATTTCGTGATCGTCGAGTTTGCGAACAACGATGCGATCACTCCGGAGATGCAGAACAGCATGCGTTCGCTGATCCGAATGATCCTCGACTCACCGTCGCACCCCGCCGTGATGATGCTCTTCACGATGGCGCGTGACGGAACGAACTCCGAGGACAATCAAATTCCGGTCGGCAAAGAATTCAATGTGCCGATGGTCGCCGTTCGTGAAGCGATTCTCCCGCTCGAGAAAAGCGGCCAGCTCGACCCGGTCGACATCACGGCCGACCCGATTCACCCGAACGATCTGGGCCACAAGATTCTCGCCCAGATCGTTGCATATCGGCTCCAGTCGTCCCTGCACGACTGATCACTTGGTCGGCGGCGGCATGAATGTGCCGTCGCTGTACGAATACCCTGCGCTGACCGATACCCCTTCCTCGACCGGGATTGCCTCGCTATCTTCAGGCGGCTGCCACGTCTCCGTATCGCCGTCCCACAAGACCGTGTTGTCGACGACCCCGTCCTTCACGATCGCATACATGCCCGTCATGACCATTCCTCCACGGTGAAATAAGCATTGCCTCCGGCACCTCCAGCAAGTGCACCGCCGGTGTTTCCTTGGGAACCTCCGCTAGCGCCCGTCCCGGAAGACTGCGCGGGTGTTCCGGGTTGCCCTTGAATCCGACCGCCAGGGCCCGGACGTCCATCACCCGATGCCCCACCATCTCCACCAACGCCTGCACCCGATGCGAACACCTGGCCGACGGCACCGGGGCCGCCAACGGCCGAATCGAGGATCGTGCCGCCGCTTGCGGTCGGAGGCGAGCTGATGGTTCCGGCACCAGCGATGAGAGGCGGAACTCCCGCTGCCGTGGCAGCGCTTCCCACTCCACCAGGAAGCGTAACGAGACTGCCGAACGTACTCGTGCCGCCGTTGCCTCCGTTGTTTAGTCCAGCGGCACCGGCGGTTCCAGGTGCACCGATCGTCACCGGGATTCCTCCGGTAAATCCTGACGTGAACCACACGTCGATATACGGGCCGCCACCGCCGCCGCCGGCGGCGGCAACTTGAGTCGAGCTTGTCGACGGAACTCCGGCCGAGCCGCCGCCGGTTCCACGCCCACGCACACGAATCTTGTTCGTGCCCGGGGTGTTGGTATAGGTCCCACTGGAAGAGAACGTCTGAACGTTCAACAGCCGGCCCGAATTCACATTCGCCTGTACAAATGCCGTCGTCGCGAGCTTCGTGCTGTTGTCGCCGGCGGCCGGCGTCGTACCCGTGATTCGCGCCCCCAGGGTGATCGCTTCATTCGAAACAATCCACGACCCGCCGGTGACATCCCATTCGTTTCCGCTTCGATTCGTCAGCTCAACCGTGTCGTTTGCGTTCAGCGTCAGCGTCGTATTCGAGGACCCCATCCCGGCGCCCGGCGCATAGATGAACGCACCGCCAACGGCTTGAATGGTGTATGTCGCGCCTGCCCCTCCTTGCGCGTAGAAGCGAATCGTTGAGCCAGGCTGTGCACCGTTGCCGGACGGCAAAGTGATCGTGCACGATGACCCATTAATCTGAATCGCCGAGCCGAATGCAGTTGCGTCGAGAATTGTGTTGGTACCCTGAACAAGCTTGATGCCTGAGAAGCTGCCGAGCGCTCGTTGCACGAATGCATTTGTTGCCAGCCTCGCAGTACTGTCGAACTGCGGGGCCGTCGTCCAGTTCGCACTGGCCATTACCCCAGCAAACGGCAATTGAGCGCTGCCGCCAATCGCGACCCACTGAGTTCCGCTAGCCTGCGCGATGATCAAGTTGTCGCCTGGACTCAGGACGATGCTCGTACCACCGCTGCCTGCAAGGATCGTGTCGCTGCCTGCTCGCGTAATGGTGACAGTAGCAACAGCAGATGTGTTGCTAAACGTGAAGGCGCCCCCCACCGGCATCGTAGCGGCAGACGGAAGCGTGAATGTCGACGCGGATCCACCCCAGAAATTGATCAACGACCCGGACTGCAAAGCCGTAAGGGTTTGGCTCGACGTGTATGCTGCGAAGGTTTGGAAATTACCCAGCGCCCGTTGAACGAACGCGGTCGTCGCTTGCTTGGTGCTGTTGTCGAACTGCGCGGCCGTGATGCCCGCCGCGTTGATCGCGGCCTGCAGGTTCGCCAGCAGCGTCGCAGTAGTGCCGTCGTCGACCGAGTTCTGCCCGGAGAAATTGGCCGTGAACTGCGCAAGCACTGCCGCCATAATCGAGCTCTGGCGCCATACCTTGTTGAGCTGCGCCGACAGCGCAGTGCCGGATTGAAAGCCCGACAACCGAGCCGCGAGCGCGGCGTAGGTCGCCTGGTCAATAACGTTCGGCGAGCTGCCGCCGCCGAATACGAGAAAGTCATTCGTTGCCATCAATGCTCCGAGCATAAAAAAAAGCCACCCGAAGGTGGCTTGAAGACAATGCGATTGGCGGTTAGACGGGCCTGCTCCAGGCTCCGACGTCGAACCCGGCCACTAGCTGATTGCTCATGTCGAAGCCGAACAGCGGCGAGCCGTCGACAGTCGTCACGATCGTGTAGTTGACGCGAACGCCTTCAGGTTTCAGCGGGATATAGCCGCCAGACAGCAGCGCGAGAAACGTCGCCGGCGGTACCTTCCCCGCGATGCCGATCGTCATCGACATGTCCTGATGGTCTTCGATGAATACGTGCGTGTCGGCGTCGAAGATGCTGTTCAGAATCGCCGCACTCGACGCGAGCGTGCCGTCCCAGTGGTTCGCCCCGATCTTGGCGCGAATGACGAGCCGGTACGTGTCGTCGTCGAGAATGGTGAGCCCCGTATCGGGATCGAACGGCCCCTTCCATGTGCCTTGATCGAAGCCAAGGCCCGCGATGTCGAACGAGAAGTAGATGCCCGTCAGCGGCGTACGGATCTTCCGCGACACGCCGACCCAGATCCCGATCGTGTCGAGTTGATCGCCGACGGCGACGTCCAGGTCGAACTTGCCCGGCATGCTCGCCAGCAGATTCATCTGATCGACGAATGGCTGTACAAGCGCGCCGATCGTCGCCATGAATCGCGGCTTGTCGCTGTGCTCCGAGGTGATCAGCGCGGTGTAGTCGGTCAAATCCGCCATCAGGTCACCACCAATGTCACGTTCGCAGGCGTGCAAGACGCTGCCTCGTTGAACAGCAGCGCGACGTCCGGCACGCCTGCGCCGCGCGGCCCGATGAGCGTCAGGCCGGACAGCTTGAACGTGACGCCGCCGCCCACACTGTTCGCCGCAGTCAGCGCGTCACCCCATTCGACGCTGCCGGACAGACCACCGCCTATCTGGACTCCGTTGATATAGTCCGACACGGCCTGCTGGATCTGCTGGCCCGTCTGACTCGTATAACCAGCGAGTGCCTTGATGGTCACGGTAGCTGAAGTCGGGGCCGAGGCCGGCCGGAAGAAGCTGATCGTGATCGGCCGACCATAGATGTCCGTGACGACGATGGCCGTCGTGCCGTACGTGCCAGCGCCGGGTGTCTTCTTCGCTGCTATCGCGTTCGCGATCGCCGTCGCGTCGCCGCCCTCGACGACGAGCGAGATCGAATGCGACGGGATGCCGTTCGCGTCCGTCGCGCTCGTGTCGTTCTCGTATGCCACGTACCGCGTGACACCGGCAACATTCGCAACCGCGCCAATGATGCCGTCGAGCACGGTCAGCGAGGGCAGCGCCGTCGACACCGTCTGCCGCTGCCGCAGGGCCGCATCTTTCTCGACCGGCGCACCCTCGGCGGCGTCGGCCGGGTTCGTCACCGACTGCCAGCCGAGCGCCGGCGTCGCGATCTGGTTGATCGTGCCCGCGCGAGCGGACACGTCGCCGATCGTCGCGCACGTCGCCGTGACCGTGATCGTGCCGCTCGGAAGAATCGTAACGGTCGCTGGCAGCAACCATTGCGCGCCGTTCGCGTCCTTCGCTGCGCCGTTCGTGATCGTCGCGCCGGCCTGCCCGACCAGCACCAGGTCGGCGCTCGAGTACGACGCGACCTTTCGTGCGATGCCGTTGATCTTGACGTTGCTGGACAGGGCATCGTCCTGCGCAGTTGCCGGGCTGAACGACCGATAGATCGCGATCGCGACCGAGTTGACGTCGCTGATTGCCTTCGCGAACACGCCGAGCAGTTGGCCGTCCTGGCTGTCGGGCTCAAGGTACGTGTCGGCGCCGTAGATCGAGCGGTACTGGTCCTGCAGGAACGCGAGCACGTCCGCGTATGTCGGCGCGGTGATGCCGTTAGCGTCGATGGTGGGTGCAAGGGTCGTGAGGGTCACAATGTCGCCTGTACCGTGGTGGTGCCGTAGATGGTGTTGATCGTCGCGGTGACGGTCAGCACGCGCGTATCTGAATCCACCGCGCTCGAGTAGCTCGTCAACTCGGTCACACCCTGTGTCCCGAGGATGCACGTCCGGATCGCCGCGTCGTACTTGCCGCTCGTGTACTTCCCGAGGACGTCGGTCGCCCACGGCATGCCGGCCGTCGTGTCGAGGAACCATTCGCCGCGCAGCAGTCGCAGGCGCGTCAACACGGCCTGCGCTACTGTCTCCGGCGTGTTCACAAGGAAGTCGGCCGCTCCCCCGCCGAAGACGTAATCGCCGTCAGCGTCGAGTTTTCGGTATCGCATGGAGCCCCAGAAACGAAAAACCCGGCTCGGGGCCGGGTCAGTTAAGCAGCGACGGCTGCATCTGGCTTTCGAGAAGCGTGCGCTCGGCATCGAGGCCGGGCAGCTCCCGTTTTCGGGCTAGCATCAGGTGCGAGCCGAATGAGGCACGCACTTTCGACTCGACCTCGCGGGCGATCAACGCCTGCATCTGCTGCCAAAGCGTCTGCTCACGGCGGCCGAGCACGTCGCGCATCCGGAAGAACTCCTTCACCAGAGCGATCTTGAAGGCGATCACCGATGGCGAATTGCGCATGAACGTGATCAGCAGCGTCGCCTGGTGCTCGTTCAGCATCGCGTACTCGGTCGCTTTGGCGAAACCGCCTTGCTCGAGCGCTCGCCCCTTCCGGATTTGAAATTGCAAAGGGCCAAGCTCTTGAAAAGAAACGGAATGTTTCCGGATCAACTGCATCAAACCGCGATGCCCTTGTCCCACGCCTCGCGCAATGATCTCGGACGAAGCGCGCGCCTCGCCGTCGACCGGCACAACCAAGGGAAAAGGAAGATCTTTCATGGGAACCTCCCGCAGATGCCCGGGAATGAGGGACCACGGCAGCGCGCCCGGGAAGCGCGTTTTCGACTGGCCGGCCTATCCGTGGTCATGAAACGAAAAAGCCCGGCGCGCGGCCGGGCTTCGTGATGGGTTACTGGTACGTCAGTTGACCGGGCCGGTGTTACCGCCCTGCGGGTCAGAGTGCGTGTGCGTGTCGTCGACGCGCTTGCCGTTTGCGGTGATCTGGCCGATCACGTTCAGGATGCCGTTGAACACCGCCGCGGCACCGCTTGCCGCGCTGCCGACCATACCGCCGACGAACGTCAGCAGGCCAGTGATCGTCACGGCGGCCGAGAACGTCGACAGAGGCGCGACCACGTCGAAACCGCCGGGCGCCACGATTTTCACCTTCTGCAGTGTCGGGTTCAGGTCGATGTACGTCACGCCGTCGTCGCTGCGCAACTGCGTCGACGCGCCACTGACGCCGGCGAGCGCGCGCGGCCGAGATCGAAAGCCAAGCAGGACGAAGCCATCCGACAGGTCGTGCATGCGCAGCTCGGCCTGCTCCTGCACACCGCCAGACTGCCACCAAGCGTCGATGCAGCGTGATGCGAACACGACGAGGCACTCATCACCCGGTGCCACGGGGAACGTCAGCGTACAATTTCCGCCGGCCGGAAACTGGACCGGGCAGTCGACCAGTAGCGGGAGCGCGACGCTCTGGATCGTACCGTCGATGCCGCGCACCTGCGCCTTGATGGCGGGCTGCACGCTGCATGTCGGCGGCCGGTCGGCGGCGCTTTCGAACGACTGGATGATGCCGGGCAACGCTGTCCAGATGCCCGCGCGCACGCCGTCGAACGCTTCACGCAGGGCGACCTCCGGGTCGCCTACTCTTTCACGTCGATCCATAGGATGAAAATGAAAAAACTGCTGTTGACCGCTGCGCTGCTTGCGCCGCTCGCCGCCGTCGCTGACGACGCCTACGTCTACCCGTTCGCCGGCATGAAGGTCGGCGTGACGGTCGAAAACGACTTTCCGACTATCCTGTACACGGCGAAGAAGTGCGACCTGCCGCTCGCGAACGCGAAGAACATGCGGCGCTACGAGTCCTATCGCGGCGTGTGGGATATCGGCTGCTGGGGCGAGACGATCGACGGCGACGCCGTGATCATCGTGCCGAAGATGCCGATGAAGTCGATGCCTCTCAACGTGCTCGCGCGCGCAGATGTGAAGCGCAACGGCGAGAACACGACGATGACCATCAAGGCACTGCCGACGTACGGCCGCTAGCCGAACCTCTTGATTACGTCGGCGGACGGTACCGCCGCCTTGTCCTTGAACGAGTCCGGCAGCACCGTGACGTCGGCCGCAAGGCAGATCACGCTCGTGTACCACTCTTCGCCGCGCGTATCGCCGCTGACGTCCGCGAGCATCACGTAGTAGAAGCCGTCGTCCTGCAGCTTCGCCTGCATCTCAATCCGTTCGTTCTCGGCCTGCTGGTCGACGTTCAGGCTGTACTCGTACTGCTGGATGCTGGCGTTGTCGAGCCAGATCAGTCGGCCGATCTTCACGGTCGGGTTCAGCAGCATCTTCACCTCAATGCCGTTCGCCGTCTGCTGCGGCAGACCGACCATGCCAGTCTCCGAAGTGATTACCGGGATGTCGCCGGGCATGTACGCTGTCTCAGGCACCAGTACGACCTTCCCATCCTGGATGCTCCAGACCGTCTGAGTCGTCTTGGCGATCCCTCGCAGGAAGTCGCGCGCCATGCCGAACATCACCTTGCCGCGCGGCAGCGGGTTCGATGTCACCTGCGGCATGTAGCCGAGCGACACGCCGTACGGATTCATGGCCGCGGTCGCCACTGAGACGTGGTCCGTCGCCACCGAACCGGCCGCGAGCGTCGCGTTCACCACGGAAAAGTTATAGGCAGAGTCGCCGTCCGCCGCAGTGATGTCGAGGAACGTGTCGGTCTGGCTCTCGCGCCCGCGCCGCGCCTGCTTGATCTGGCCGTCGAAGATGATCCCGTAGTTGCCGTCGTAGCCGGCTTGCAGCACGACGCGCGTGAACTCCTTCTGCGCGCGCCGCGCCGTCGTCGCGGAGACGTTGTAAACCCGGATGCGCGCCGAGTTCGGCGTCTGCAGGTCGCCCCGCTGCACGCGGAACACGATCCGCAGCTCGGACAGGTCGAGCGCTTCGCCGCTGTCGAAGCCGATGATCAGCGATACCTTGCGGCCGAACTGCTGAACGCTCATTGATCCGTCACCCAGAAAACGTGCGAGCCGATACCGAGATCCTCGTACGTCGGAACGTCGTCCGGATCAGCGGCGCCCTGCACCCACAGCCGCCCTTTAAAGCCCAGGTGCTTGTACTGCGCGAGCAAGTCGATACCAGTCACCAGCGGGATGCCGGAAACCAGCGGATTGTCCGACGCGTCCGCGATGTCGAGCACCCATCCCGCGCCGCCGGCCTTGCGGTACTGGACCGTCAGGCGATAGTCGGTCCCGCTCAGCGTCACGGTGAAGCGCTCGGGACGTGGCGAAAACGGAATCTCGAAGAAGCTCGGCATCACATACTCCCCGGCGGTACCGCGCCGCCTGGCGCTGGCGTCGCCGGCATGGCGGCCTTCGTGCCGCCGTTGCCGGTCTCGGCCGTCGACGCCGGGTCGGCCTGGTTCTCGCGCAGAGGCAGCTTCGTCACCTGCGTCGACACGATGCGGATCTGCTTAAGCGTCGCCGTCAGGATCAGCGCGCTCGACGTCTTCACGTCGATCGTGAGCCGCAGCCCCTGCAGAAGCATGTTCTGGTAGGTTCGGCGGCTCGTCGTGACGTCGAACGGCGTGCGCGCCTGCTGCAGCGCGAGTAGCTGCGAGTAGATCGCGTTGATGTACTGTGCCGACGGCAGGCCACCGCCGTCGAACGTCGCCTCCGCCGCGCCGAGCAGCGCTTCGTAGTCGGCGTTGCTCCAACCGCAGCGCATCGCGAGATCCGGCTGGCGCTTGAAGGCGTGATCGGTGATCTGCGCCCCTTGCTCGACCGGATGCTCCGTGATGGTCAGCTCGTCGTTGTAGACCTCCTCGATCGCGACCTGCACCGTGATGCCGCCGATCTTCTTCGGCGAAATCAGGATCATGTCGAGGATCATGCGATCACCCCCTGCAGGTTGCGGACCATGTCGGCATTCACCGCGCGCTGCTCGCGCTCGACTGCGCGACCGGCCGCGTTCGGATCGCCGGCGCCGCTCACGTGGATCTGTGTGGACTGGTGCAGCTCGACCTTCGCCACGTCACCGCGCGCCGCAGACTGCGCCGTCAGTGCGGCCGCCGGCTGGTACGTCGCGCGGGTGTTGCGCAGCGCGGCCTCCATCTCGGCGGCCGTTATGCTGGCGCGGTTGTTGCCTTTGCCGGCGTAGTAGCTGCGGCCGGTGTCGGGGTCCGCGACACTCGCCCACTCACGCGACGCCGCGCGCAGCGCGCCACGCAGATCGTCACTGCGCCCTTCGACGTAGTCGGCGATCGCGCGCCGCTTGTTGCGCACCAGGTACTGCTCGAAGATCCGGTCCTGTAGCCGGCGGTCGAACATTTCGTCGCCTTTCAGCTTCAACCCGCGCGCGGCCTCGGCCAGGGTGCTACCGATGATCTGGTAGCGGCCCGCCGCGTTGAACTGCCCCGCGCGCTGCGCGGCCATGACCTGCGCCAGCGTCATGCCTTCGAGATTCTCGGTGCCGGCACGGTAACCGCCGCGCGCGCCGCGGTTCACGCTGTTGTAATCGCCTTCGCCGCGTGCGATCAACTTGCCGAACGCCGTATCCGCGAGCTGGCCGAGACGGTCGGCGAGACCACCGTCGTCGGGAGCCGAAACGCGCTCGATCCGCGGTGCCAGCACCGGCGTCGGAACGACTTGCGGTGTCGGACTCTGCGCGCCGGACGGTTGCGGCACCGGTGCCGACGGCTTTTCGCCGCCTTGCGTCAAAGTGGGTTCCGGTGCGGCCAATGACGGCGCAGTGGCCCGTGGCTGCTCGGCGCGCGGTGGCGTCAGTTTCGCGCCGCCGCCGTCCTTCACGCTGTCGATTTCGGCCTGTGTGTATCCGCCGGTAGCGTTGAGGCCGCGGCGATCCTTCAGCGTGAGGATGTCCCACAACGAGCGGAAGCGGCCGCCCGACAGCTTCGTGATCAAACCGTCGATCTGATCGCGTAGTCCATCACCGATCTTCCAGCCGAGGAAAGCGGCGCCGACGGCGGCCGCGCTCGAGGCGAGCGCGGCAAGTTCGACTCCCATTGCGGAGAGCAGACCTGTTGCGCCGCTGGCCGCCGCGCCGCCCGCGCGCAGCGCACTCGCGATCTTCCAGATGCCGCCCGCGATCTTGAATACCCCCAGCGCCTTCAGCACCACGCCGAGCAGCAGGATCTTTGTCGACCAGCCGTTCGTTGAATGGTCGAGCTCGATGAACAGATCCACCAGCTTCCCGAGCGGCGGCCCTGCAGCTTCTGCCACTTTCAGGATGGCATTCGCAATATCTGCGATTCTGTTCGCGACCTCGTCGCCGTGCTCATCCATCCAGTGCTGGAACCGATCTAGGCCCGGGCCAACCTTCCCCAGCATCGCGCCCTCGACGCGGATGCCGAGGTTCTCGAACGTCGTTCCGAGACCGCGCACCTGCGTCATGAACTTGTGCGAGTCGTCGGCTGCCTTGTCGAGGCCCGTCGTCTGCGACATCTCGCGGTACTGCGCTAGGAGCTTCTCGAAGTCCCCGTTGCGCATCGCGAGCATCAAGTTCTCATCGATGCCGAGAATGTTGCCGTACTGGCTGGCAAGCCACGTCGGCTTGTTCGCCAGCGACTTCCCGAGATCCGACATGATGTCGACCGTATCGCGCAGCTCGCCGTTCGCATTGCGCGTCTGCACGCCCAGCGTCGCGAGATAGCCCTCGCTGGCCGGGTTGCTGCGCAAGAAGCGCGCGAGGTTCTCGATCGTGCCGGTGGCCGCCTCGGCCGAGATGCCCATATTCCGCGCCGCGAACTCGAAGCCGCGCAGATTGGCGGCCGACGCGCCGGTGCGTTGCGACACGAAGTACAGTCGCTCGAGCTTCGACGCGAATGCCGCGACGCCCGCGCTCACGGCGAGCGCGGCGCCGGATACGGTCGCGACGAGCTGCTTGACGCCCTTCGTCGTGCCTTCGACGCCTTCCTTGAAGTTCTTCAGACCCTTCTCGTCGACCTTGAAGCCAAGAGCCACGAGAAATTCGCGGATGACGACCGAATCAGCCATTTTCTCTTTCCATCTTGCGGCGGAACGCCGCGTCGTTGTCTGCCCGGACGGCGAGTGAATCGTTCATAAGCGCGATGTCGGCTAGGTCGAGCGTTCCGTCGAGCAGCGACTCGTACCGGCACATCTGCGCATGTACTGGAGCGAGCAGCCAATCCTCGCCGCCGGGCAGCGTGCGGATCCAGCCTACGTCGCCGCCGGGCTGCTCGCTTGGCTGGTAAGGAGCCCGGCGATAAAAGGGCCGAGGTTCGCCACCACGGCGCGCACGACGAGCGGCAGCATCACGTCGATGCCGATGTCGTCGAACATCGACGTCTTGTGAGCGGTGTTCCAGACCTTCGCCCAGCCGGGCCCCTGCCAGCGCTCGACAACGGACAGGCACGTGCCGAAGACGTATTCCGCGTCCTCGTCCTTCAGGTTGGCCAGCGCGTCGGCGAACGGCTGCAGCACCGGTGCGATTGAGTTCACAAGGGCCAAGACGCCCTGCTTCTCGTCGGCCGAAACTCCCTCCGTCTTGTCCATTTCTTCGTAGAACTGCAGCAAGACTGGGATCATCGGCGGGATGATCGGCGCGATGCGACGCGACACGTGAAACTGCTGCATCGCGCTCAGCTTGCCGATCGCGTACCGCGCACCGTTGAGTTCGATTTCGGTAGCCATGTTCAGTACGTCCCGAGGATGTTGTCGATCTTGATCGCGTCGAAGACCCATTCGACAATGTCGCCGTCCTTCGCGTACTTCAGGTCGGGCGCCTTCTTGAACGCGCAACTGCGCGCGGTCGTGACGTCTCCAGCGGCCGTCTGCCGAACCTCGATCAGGTTCTTGCCCCACAGCCGGCTGTCGAGCGACTGCGCGTCGTACAGCGCCATCAACTTCGCGTTGATCGGCGCGGTCTTCAGATAGCGCAACGTCACTTGCCCGGACTTGTCGGCGTGCAGACTATGCATGCCCTCGCCGTCCGAGCCGATCGTCATCGTGTTCTTGTCGCCCGCACGGACGATGGTGATACCTTCTTCGGCAGTCGCTTCGCCGTAACCGAGCGAGAACGCGCCGCCCGGGCCCACGATCGTCGCCGCGACGTCCTGAAAGCTGTAAGTCGTCATGTTGAGATGCCCCTGTTACCGATTGACGTTGACGAGGATGTCGACGCTATGGATCGCGCCGGCTTCCTTCGCCGCGACCTGGAACGTGACGGACTTGCGCGCCTCGCGGTCGGCCTGCGACTGCGTCGCGATCGGCGGTGTGTAGACGTAGTAGCCCTTCGCCAGCGTGTCGCCCTGATTCAGCGCGCCGAAGCCCGTCGAATTCCAGACGCCCGGCGCGAGATAGCCGTTGTTCACCGCCGCCTCACACGCCGCCGAGATGGTCGCGGCGATCAGCGCATTGCCGCCGTCGGTCTGCGGAATCTTCGTCGGGCTCTGGTACAGCAGGTTGTAGACGTCCGTCTCGATGCGGTTGCGGAACCAGATCGCGTTGTAGACGGAGTCGGCGAACAGGCCGCTCGGCGTCACGCCGTACTGAATGATCGACGTGTCGTTGCTGTAGTTCACAAACACGTTGCAGTTCTTCGCCTGCAGCGAATTCGCCTGCGTGCTGGTCAACTGCTCCGCGGCGACGCTCGGCTCCTGCTTGAACATCAGCGTGATCGTCGTGTTATTTCCGTCGAAATTGACCGTCAGCAGGCGCCCGAGCAGCGACGAAACCGCGTACGGCGTCGAGCTCGAGTACTGCACGATGGAGTACTTCAGATTGAGCGCCTTCAACTTGCTCGCGATGTCGGTCGATACCGTCGAGTCGAGCACCTGCGGGTTCTGCGTCGTGATGCCGTAGAGGTGCCGCTGGTCCGCCTCGATGAGATTCGCGACCGCGATGTGCTGCGCATCCGTGATGGATGCATCGGCGAAATCGAGGCCGAGGAACTGATTGGCGAATCGGTCGAGGAACACCGCGGCGGCGTCGACGGGTTGCTCGGGCGCGATGCCGGCCGCCGGCGTGCCGGCGAGACTGCTGGTCAGGCCGAGCATGGACGAAACGTCCGTACCACTGCCCGGCGCTGTCGCATACCCGACAGTCGAGCTGGTACCGGACGTGCCCGACGTCACCACGAACTGCGAGCCATTCCACGCAATCGTCGCGCCGGTCAACTTCGCGTTGATCACCGTCGCGACGCCGTTCAGATTCGTCTGCGCGGAAAAATCGAGCGCCGTGACCGTCTTCGCGGTACCGTCGATCGTGATGCTGAATGCGCCCGCCGTAACGGCGTTCCAGACGGTCATGTCCTGCTGCGCAGTCGACAACACGCCACCGCGCAACGAACCGGACGTCGCGGTCTTCGCCCAGCGTCCGATGCACACCGTCTGCGGTTGCGGCACCTGGTTGAAAGCCAGCGCCGCCGCAAAATACTCGGGCGAGTTCGTGCCAGCATCGGCCGCGACCGCATCAATACTCCCGTACGAGCGCAGTCGCTCGTTCGTGTCGATGAACGAAGAGGCCCCGAGAATGAGCAGTGTGTTCAGGTTCGCGCCCTGCGCCGCGAGCGGCGACATGTTGATCGTGACGTTGATCAGACGCGATACCGGCAATCCGTTGGACATGCTGATCCCCTACGAGTGGATGTTCGAAACGCCGTCCACGGGCGTCGACGAGTCGGTCGTCGTCGCCACCGTGGCCGATTTGAGGTTGAGGACCAGATAGGTCCGGGTGATCTTGCGGCGCAGCGTCACGGTCATGTCGTAGCGCCGTACCCACTGCTGGTTGACGAGGTCCGGCGCCGCGCGGATCGGCCCCACGCCGACGAAGGCCATGTCAACTTTCTGGAGCTGCTCACGGTTCTGCGGGATCGCGAGGCCGTCGGCGAGGCGCTGCGCGTAACCCTTCGCGCGCGGCCCGTAGAACGTGCACGGGACGTCGATGTCCTGGTGCCGGATGTACGTGTCGTGGCCGTCGCCGGCGCCGTCGTGCTGGATCGCCGGGCCGGCGTCCGGCTCTTGCTCCTGCACTCCAAATGCGCACCAGTCGACGGACGGTTCAGGTTGCTTCGGGACGGTCGGCTGCCAGCGCGGCCGCACGAGGTCGCCGGGCAGCGCCGTGACGCCCGCGATCAGGTCGTGGACCAGATCGTCGAGATCATCGTCCTCGTCCGGCGGCGCATCGACGGCTGGCGCCAGGTATCCGCCGGTCGAGCTGTCGTTCATGGGGTCATCCGGAAAGAGGCTTCAAGTCGCACGTCGCGCAGACGAAGCCGCGGCCGAAGTGCGAGTAGTCGTTCACGTTGACGACGGTGTAGGTGCGGCCCGCCCATACGACCTCGTCGGCGTCCTGACCCGTGCTGCCGTCCGTCAGCCGGAACATCGTGTGCAGCGTGATCGAGCCGATGATTCGGCTGCCGTCGGCGTTGCGGTGCAGGATGTCGCCCTTGTCGCTCGTCACGACGGCCGCGAACGATGTCGACGTGGGCGTGTTGTGCGCGCGGCCCTTCTCGTTCGTGACCTGCGTCATGCGGTTGCAGATCAGACCCATGTCCATGAAATCGGGATCGAGCAGGACGTCGGTGACATCGAGGAAGGCCATTGCTGGCTCCAATACAAAAGGGCCGCGCGAGGCGGCCCTTGGGATGAGGAAAGCAGGGTGCTACTTCTTACGGACCACATACGTGATCGAGTTGCGGTACTGGGTGGTGTCGACCAGCGTGTTCTCGCGCGTGACGCCACGGCGCCGACGCGCGGCCAGCGTAGAGTCGGCAAGTTTGGGTTGGATGTTGCTGTTGATCTTCGCGCGCACCGAGTTCTGTGCGACGAGGCCGGCGCGATTCAGGCTGCGGTCGACCTTCTCAAGGTCGCCGTCGAGCGCCGCTTCGACGCCCTTCTGCAGTTGCGGCTCGAACTTCGGCCGCGCGTCCTGCACGCCGGGTACCAGGTGCGGGCGCGCCGGGAGGTTGTTCGCCGGCGAGCCGTTCTCGAGGATGTAGCCGATCTCGGCGTTGCTCAGCGGCTCGCCCTGGTCCTTGCGGCCCGCGGTGCTGTCGGGCACACCGACGAGCACTTCTTTCTGCACGAGCCCGCTGATCGACTTCAGGATCTCGTCGAGGCGGTCGATTTTCATGCTGCCCATGGGATTCTCCCGACGGGCAGCGGCAGCGTTATAGCTGAATGCCGCCCGAGCCCATCATCAGCGCGAGGCTGAGATAACGGACGCCGTACATCGTGGCGTTCCAGAAGCCGCCGTCCTTGATGGCGACTGCATCGGTGTTATAGCTCGCGCTCACCTTATCGACCGCCTTCGACGACTGCGGCCCGGTCACCTGCCCGGGCACGCCGCCAACTGCGGCCGTCTTCTGGTCCTTCAACGCGAGCGCGAGATGGTGCGCAGTAACCAGTGCGACGCCCAGATCAGTCAGTTCGCCCCAGCGATCAGCATTGACGAGCGAGACCGCCACCGTCAGCCAAAACTGCACGAGCGAATCCGGATACGTAGTTGCGTCGAACTCAGGGAACGACTGGCGGAACTGAGTGATGTCCACGTGTCACCTTGCCAATAAGCGGATTCCCGGCGCGCGCCGACAGGGCGCGGCGCCGGGAGGCCATTATGCCTTCTTCCCGCTACCGGACTTCTGGGTCGTACCGTCGGCTGCGCCATCCTTCGCGGCCGCCGCGGCATCCTTCTGGGCTGCCTCGAAGGCGGCGACCCGCGCGGCGAGATCCTGCTCGCTCGCGGCAACCGCCGCTTCGCGCGTGTCGAGTGCTGCCGCGCGTTCGTCCAGACCTTTGCTGAACGTGTCGAGCTCGACCCGCAGCTTGTCGAGGCGGTCCGATTCGGACTGCAGGTCGGCCTTCGCGGCGGCCTGATCCGGCGCGCCGCCTTGCGAGCCGCTCGAATCGCCGGATTTCTCCGGCAGCGGGCCGGTGTGCGCCTTCGCGTACCAGTGCTCGGCGATGAAGTCCTCGACCTCCTGCACGCCGGCCTCGACGCGACGAACGACTTCCTCGCCCTCGTGGAGCAGCCGGATCGTGAACGCCGTCAGAACGTTGATCTTCGCCATGTCAGATCCCGTCCCGGTAAGCGGCCGTCGTACCGTAGCGCCATTCGACGCGGCCGATACGCGACCAGTAGGTCGTGATCTGGAACAGCGAACGGTACTCGAGCGGCGTACGCTGCAGGTCCGTCATCGGGAACTGGACGTACTTCTTGTCGCTGTTGTACGCGACCATCCTGTCGACGGTGCCGAGCTGGCCCTGCGTGCCGCCGGCGCCCGCGCCGATCAGCCACTTCAGCTCGAGGATTTCGAGCGGCGTGCCCTGCTGCGTGCAAATGTTGTTCTCGAGCAGGTACGTGAGGATCGACTTGTTGCCAGCGTCGCTCACGATCTGCGATGCAACCCAACCGAGTTTCGCGGGCGGCAGCATGAGGCGGTTGGGCTTCACCTTCCAGCCGGACGCTTGCCATGCCGACGTAAGGATCTCGTTGACGTCTTTGAGGATCTCCTTCGGAGTCTTCGTCTCCCATTGCGGGGTACCGGCCGCACCGTTCGCGACGTTCGAAACGCTCCCGACGGCGCCGATCGAGTTCACCAGTCCGGTGAAGCTCATCTGCGGATCGCCGTAGTAGACGATCTGGTCGAGGTCCATGTTGCGCTTCATGTTCATCGCCTCGACCTTCTGCGAGTCGATGGGCATGCCGAGCGCTTGCGACTTGATCAGCTCGGGTACCGTGTACTTGACTTCGGCACCCCAGAGCAGCATCGGCTGTGCGGTCTTGCCGATGTCGACCGACGGGCCCGCCAGCGCGTTGCCTTCGTTCGAGATCCAGTTCAGACCGTTCGGGTTGATGCCGCCGCTCATCCCGAACGCCGAGTTCGTGAACGACGCGACTTCGTCGGCCGCCGACACGTCGCTGCGAATGTAGATGTCGCGCGACCAAGTGTATTCGACGAGCGGCTCGTTGAGCGTCTGGTCGAGGCGTTCCAACTGGCCGACGAGGAACGCGCCCGTCGAATCGATCGTCGCACGATCGTAGGTGTACTGCTGGTCCTGCGTACGCGCGCGGATCAGTCGGCGCGTCGCATCCGCGACGGCCGCCGACATCGGGAGCGAGGCCCCGGCCCGGCGCAGGTGCTTCAGTTCGGACATGTCCATGTAATGGCTCCAGAAATGCAAAAGCCCCGCAATTGCGGGGCTTCGGGTGAAGCGCTGTTCAGCGCCGGATCAGATGTTGACGGCGATCTCGACGGTGCCGTATGCGTCAGCCGGACCGGTGAAGTACCAATTCGCCGGCATCGCGACGGTGTTGGTGCCGTCGGCCGCCGCTTCGAAACCACCGAGCGGCTTGCCGGCGGCGGCCGCCGCGACGCGCACGTACACCGTACCGTTCTTCGTGGCCGGCGCGGTGCCGCCCAGCGCGGCGTTGAAGTAGCCACGCTTCAGGATGTCGGTCGGGCCGCTCGTCGGCGGCGTCGAAGTCCCGAGCGGATCGGTGCCGTTACCCTGAATCGGATACGCGCGCAAGTTCACGCCGTAGACGAGCGCCGCGGTGTCGGCCGCGTTGTTGATCGGCTGAATCTTGCCGTTCACCATCTTCACCGGCACGCCGAACGCCGTCGGCGGTGCAGCCGGATCGATCAGCTGCGTCTCGATCGTGGCGACTTCGGCGCGCTGGAGATCGCCGGCGAAGCCCGCCGGCATGCGATATTGATAAGCTTGCAACGAGGGCATGTCGGCTCCTTTACTTGCGGACCTTCCAGAATTCCGCGTGGATTGCGTTGATGTCTTTCCGCTCGGCCTGAGCGGAATCGTTCGTCCGGCGCTGCGTGACGCCGGAGTTCTTGCTGCGCACGACCTCCGACGCTGCATTGAAGAACGCCGTCACGGAATCGCAGGTCATGCTCGCGACGTTCGCGGCGCCGACCACGGACTTGACCAGCTCAGCGTTCTCGTTCTCCATCGCGGCGCGCAGCGCCCGGCGGCGCAGCACGCAGATAGCGTCGACCGTCTTCTTGCGCGCGACCTTCGCGTCGAACGTCGGCAGGCGCACGCCCGGCGCGAGGATCTCGGCGCGCGAGAGTGCGTCCTGGAACTGATCGCGCAACGCGGTGCTATCGCCGGTCCGCGTACCGCCCTTGTCGTCATTGCCTTCGCCGGCACCGTCGTTGTCCATCGTGCCGGTGCCGTCCAGATCGTCGTCATCGCCATCACCGTCGCCGGTCGGCGTGCCGCCGCCTTCAAGCTTCGTCACGCGGTCGGCGAGTGCGTCGATCTTGCCGTTGGTGGCTTGGATCGCATCGAGCACCTGCTTGAGCGGATCGCCTTCACCACCGCCCGCGCCTTCGTCGCCCGTCGCGGACACACCCGCCTTCGGATCAGCGCCGGTGCCGGGCATGTGGATGTGAATCTGCGGTTGGCCGTCGCCACCCTCGCCGCCTTCGTCGCCGGTCATCTCGCTCGCGACCTTCTCGAACGCTTCGGAATCGCGCGTCATGAACGCCTTGCGCAACGCGTCGACGAACTTGGAGCCTTTCTTGGTTGCCATGCTTGCATCTCCTGTCGGGAGTAGGTTGGAACTGCTATCCCCGATCGAACACACGGGGCCACAGCGGGCGCTTTTCACGAGGGCGACGTGGTTGCCCACGATCACCACCTGTCGCGCCCGCCCAGGCGCAATCTGTTCGTAGTCGGCGTCGTAGCCGTTGCTGACCTGCGTGAGCGCGTCCGCGCCCTTGCTCTGCACTCGGCGAATCGCCTCGGCGTCAGTGATCAGCAGGTCGGCGAGCATCAGCTCGGCCTGGTCGCCTTCGCCTTGCCGCACGTTACGGACCGTGCCGCGCGCCACCGACATGTAGTTCGCCGGCGTCACGAAATCCGGCGGATGGTCGATCGTGATCGGCTTGCCCTCGAAGCTCGCGAGCGTCTCGGGGCTGAAGAGCACGTCGGCCGTACGCTCGGCGACGATGACGCCGTCTTTCGCCTCGATCTCCGGCAGCTCGAAATAGGCGTAGTCCTGCGCGCCGACGCGGGCAATCGGCACGGCCTCGCAGAGCAGGAAGCCCTCCGGCGTGATCGACTGCCGCTCGCCGAGCTGCTCGGTCGCGTACACGCCGGACGCCGTAATGCCGTCTCGGGTATGTGCGCGAGCGCGCGCCGCGTGCGAGCCGCAGGTGCATGCGTGGTCAGTGGTGAAAATGCGCATATCAGTCTTCGATACTGGTTCGGACACCGCGCGCGATGACGCCGCGGATTCGCTCGTAGTCGGGCTCACTGCGCGTGAGCCGGCACCACACGGCCAGGGACCGGACATACAGCGGCAACCACCATGCAGTGCGCACTCGCACGCGCAACGTCGTTCGATGTGTCGGCATGCTCAGTCCACCCAGTCAGGAATCTCGACCGTCTGCCCGGCGAGTTCATGTGTGCAGTCACCGCAGAACTGGATTCGACCGTCCGTGATGAACGAATGGCAGACGTTCTGTCGATCGCCTGGCCCGGGCCACGACACGAGGATCGACGGCGACAACGTCGGGGCTTCGACGCTGCCGTTCCAGCTCCATCGCACCGGGTTCGGAGAATCGCAACCGTGCGGATAGACGACGTGCAGCTCACCGCACGGGCACACGAACAGCAGCGATCCGCTGCTGTCCCGCTTCATCTTCGCCATATCAGTCCTTCGGGAGCACGACTTCGGCCCAGCACCGGCAGTTGTAAATGCAGCCTGGGTGCGCCCGCGCGCCCGACCGCTTATCCGCGACCGGCGGCTTGTCCCACGTGAAAAACTTGCCTTCCAGCTCGCGATGGTCCTCGCGCACATCCGAGTCGCCCGACGTCCGCCAGAAGTAGCCGGGGCTGCCGACGTCGAGCGCGCGCGCCTCGGTGAGCGTCGCGGCCGTGCGACTGACCTCGGTTCTCGCGATCGTGTCGGCACGGCTTTTCGCGACCTGCCCGGACTCCTGAATCGCTTTCGAGATCTGCGCGGCGCGCGCGCCGTCGACGATTCCTTCCAGCGTCAGGCGGTGCACGCGCTCGGCCGCGTCGAGCGGGATGGACTTAATCAGCCGCACCTGCTCGGATAGGAGCGCGCGCATCGTCTCGCCGGTGGCCGCCCCGCGGATTTCGTCGCGAAGCGCACGCGACATGTCGGCGGCCTGCTTCATCCACATCTGCTCGTCGCGTCGATTCAGGTCGGCGATCATGCGCGCCGCAGTCGCCTCGGCCCACGGCGCGAGCGTCTCGGCATACCTACGAAGCAGTTCCTCGATCGTGGGCGCGTACGATGGGTCATCGGGCGGAAAGCCGCCCACCAGCACGCCGACCTGATGGGCGATTTTTCGCAACTGGCCGCCGTACTTCCGCTCGGCGCCGCTCAGCCGGACGGGGTTCTTGCGCCGGTCGCGCTTTCGATCGAGGGTGAGGATCATCGACGTCGGAAAAGCCTGCGAAGCAGAGAATCGTTCGTGCGCGCGGCCGCGCCCGGCGCCGGGTCGAGCGGAAGTGTCGGATCGATGTCCGGCGGGTCTTCGCCTCGCTCGTCCTCTTCGGCCTGCTCGATCGCTTCGTCAGGGATGTCGCCGAACATGCCGGTGTCGGGCGACGACGCCTTCAGCTCGCGCATGCCTTGGCTGCGCGGAATCAGATCGGCGTCGACGGCCTTCGTCACCGAGTCGACCGTCTTGTTGCCGATCTCCGCCTTCTCGGCGGCCGACATCTCCTGCAGCGGGTTGAACTCGTACGAGAAGTCCTCGGGCAACGGCTGCCCGATCTCCGACCGACACATCACGTCGAGCAGCCCGTGCAGCGGATTTCGCAGCCGGCGCTCCTGCCGCGTGTGCACCTTCTCGTGATACAGCAGACGCGACCCTTCACCGGTGTCGCTCAAGCCGGCCGGCTGCTGGCCGAACAGGCGATCGAGCGGAATGCCCGTCGCGCCGCTGAGCTGCATCGCGAACTGGAGCAGGACGTCCGAGAGTCCGCTGAACGCGTACTGGTGCGTCTCGAACTTGTCGGTCGAGTCAATGAGGGTGATGCCCTCGTTCGACTGCCCGAGCCGGATCATTTCGACCTGCTTCAGCAGCCCGTTGAGCGCCGGGCCGCCCATCGCGATGATCTCGCGCAGCTTCTCGACGCTCAGCGTGCGCAGATGCGCCTTGTAGACGAGCTGGCCGGCGCCGACCGTCGCACTGTCGAATGCGATCAGCCGGTCCCACATCGGCTCGAGGATCGACAGCCCCCAGCCGTTCTCGCTGATGCGTTGGTAGAACGGCAGCGCTTCGCCATCCATGCGCAGCACGCGCGAGTGGTGAATGCGCCCCTGCGGCAAGCCGATCGCCGTCGGCAGCACGTCGTAGTACTTCGGCATGCCGAGATCGGGGCCGAACTCGATCACGACCTCGCCGACCGGCGGCGCAACCATCCAGCGGTCGAGCACGAGCAGGCCCTTGAACTGGCCTTTCCCGATGGTCTCGCGCCGAAGCGGCTGCGACATGTCCTGGCCGTCGATCAGCATTACCGCGATCGCGCCCCCGTACAGTTGCGCCCACTTGCCGGTATCGCAGAGTTGGTCCCAGATCGCCTTGCGCGTCAGCGCTGTCTCCATCTTCGACACGTCGGTAGGATCGAGGCCGGACATTTCGATGCCCTTGCGGGTCATGTCCTCCGGGATCGCGTCTACCGCGGCGCGCACAATCCACGATCCGCGATAGGCGGCTTCCAGCCAGACGCGGTTGCGGCTCTGGTACGTCAGCGTGTACTGCGCCGCGGACGCCTGGTTGTCGGCCCCCCATCCGAGCCGCGCTTCGAAGTTGGCGAACGAGTCGACCGTGCGATGGGCATGCGTCGCCGCCGGTGCGCGCGGCGGCCGGGTCTGTTGCTTCCGTTTCGACATTCCGGGAAATCCTGTCGTGCTCAACCGGCAAGCCGCTCCCAGACCGACAGGTCTTTCGCGCCTCCCAGCATGTCGTTGATCGCGTCGACCATCGGGTCAATCTGGTCGTCGTGCATGTGCGTGTCGTCAGCCGTAAACGAGTCGCACTCGGTCAAGAAGTCGCTGACCCACGGGGCATCCAGCGGGACGCCGACGTTGCCGGCGTCGATGTGGCTGACGACGTCCATGACGCGCGTCAGCTTGTCCTTCACGCGCTCGATGCCCTCGATCGGGATGCCGCCGTCAGCCTGGATGTCCTGAATCAGGCCGGTACCGCTGGACTTGTCCTCGACCTTCATCTGGCGCAACACGGGTGCGCCCGGGTCGTCGGTACCAATGGCCGCATGCTTGTTCCAGAAGTCGATCGCGCGGCGCTTCAGCTCGGGCGCCTTCCACTTCCCGCGCACCAGGTCGATCAGGTACAGACGGTTGTCGTACCCAAGGCCCCAGCACTCGAACACGCTGTAGTCGTTCCGCTCAGCGGTCTTCTGCGCCGTGTCCGCGAAGATCTTCCGGTACTGAAGCTGCGGCAGCGCGCCGTAGCGCAGGAACTTGCCGCTCTGGATAATCCCGCCGCCCAGCGGCGACGGACGCTGCATGTACTGGCCGTTGAACACGTACGCGTCGGCCTTCTCGGACGCGAGCAGCTCCTGCAGCGGTTCCTTATACGGCCAGTAGCTGTACCGGCCGTCAGCGTCCCGCTCGTCGCACTCGACGCGATCGCGGATGTGCGCCGGCAGCTTCGCGACGTACTCGTCCGTGATCAGCGCCGGGATCTCGATGAACTCCCACTCGCCCGGCAGCTTGCGCGCCTTGATGAAGCCCGTCGGGTCTTCCTCGGCGAGCCGCTGCATGATCACGATGATCGGCGTGTCCGGACTCGCCTTTCGGCTCTTCACGGTCGACTGCAGCTTGCGGTTGGCTTTGTCCCGGTTCGTCTTGCTGTACGCGTCCTCGACCTTCAGCGGGTCGTCGATGATGATCGCGCCCTGCCAGCCCTCGGCCATGTGCCCGGCCCGGAAGCCGGTGATCTGACCGCCAAGTGAAACGGCGTACACGCCGCCGGCTTTCTTCCCATCGACGAGCACGTTCCAGCGCTTCTTCGACTTCGCGTCGTCAGCTACCTTCAGCGGCCAGAGCGCCTGGTACTCGTCGGATGCGACGATGTCGCGCGCCGTCTCGCTGTTCAGCAGCGCGAGGTCGTCCGAGTAGCTGATGTGCAGGAACCGCGCGCGCGGGTTCAGCGCGAGGCCGCGCGCGATCAGGTTGATCGCGACCAGCTCGGTCTTCGACGAGCCGGGCGGCACGTTGATGACGACATTCTTCAGCGTGCCGTCGATCACGCGCTGCACCGTGTCGGCGATCAGCACGTGGTGCCAGTTGACGCGAAACTTGATCGCTTGGCGATGCTTGAAGAAGTACCGGCTGAAAAACAGGTGGTCCCGCTCGCACTTCGCCTTCAGGACTGCCCGCTCAATGGCGGGGTCAATACTCGTCTTCGAGCTTGGCGACGGCGGCTGCGACTTGGCTTTCATCGACGACGACCGTCCTGTTCTCGATCGGGCCGCCGTTCTCCCCAGTGAGTTCGTGGCGGCGCTTGTTCGTGAACGCGTCGCCGGATTCCTTCGCAGCCTGTTCGAGCAGCTGCGCCATCAGCGGCAAGTTGTTGCGCCGCTCCGCCTCCGCAACGGCTCGGTCGAGCGCGCGCAGGCGCACCGCGCGGTGCGACACGCCGATGCCGGACGTGTCGTTGAGGAACTTCTCGCGCGTGCGCTCGAAGATCTCGCGGTACTTCTTGCTGAGCGTCTCGCCCGCCCGCTTCGTCGGGTCGTAGCGCTCGCACTGCTGCGGCGACACCTCAACGCCGAATTCCTCGCGCACCGACTTCGCCGCGCGCGACGGCGTATCGAAGCAGGCGAGCGCCTGCGTTACGAACACCTTGATGGGTTCGGGAAGTGCTGCCATAGCGGGAGACGTTCAGAAAGGGCTATGCGGACGGTCAGATGTGCAACCAGGTACGGCCGCTCAAGATGTCGCGGATTGCAGTCTCGGACACGCCGAACTGCCGTGCAATCCTCGTTTTCTCGCCTCGTCGGCCCACAGCCAAACCACGAATTTCACGCACCGCGGCATCGGTAAGTTTCGCTTGACCGTTTGCCTCGCCCTTGGCGTCAGCAAGCCCGGTCTCATATGCATGCAGCGAGTTTCCCGATGACGTAACCCATTCCAGATTCCTGAAGTAAGGATTCCCCTTGTCGCCGTCAATGTGGTTCACCTCGGCTCCGACGAACGGCGCTGGCCCGAGAAATGCGCGTGCAACCAGAATATGAATCATCTGGGTGCGCCGCTTACCGTCCCTACTCAGATCCACTGATGGGTACGGTCGATCCTTACTGCGATTACATGGCCTCAAGATGGCGCCGGCCTTCGCACGCGTCCGCGTCGTCAGACGCTTCACACGACCATAGTCGCTGATGGCGTAGTCCGGGAAGTCCGGCACGGTTTGCCATCGCTCGGCGTCTAAGCAGCCTTCAATATGCAAGTTCCGCATGCTTGTGCTATCGATGCGTGAGAGATGGTCGGTCCGGCATTTGCCGCCCTGACCATCTTGGAAATGTCGCTATCGGGACCGCCAGTTCCGTAACGCGCCACGATCCCAACGAACTCGCTGACGTCATGCGCCCGGATACCCAGCTTGGGAAACCCATCCTTCGTGAAGGCTGGGGCACCGAACTCATCCGTCTTCTGAGCGATGTGCATCAATTCGTGCTCGACGAGCGCGCACCACTGCAGGTCGTTGCACTCGCGCGCGTAGTGCGCGTCGAGCGTGATCAAGTATGCCGGCACGCGGCCGAACCATTCGAGGTACTGCTGTTCCTGCCGGGCCCGCTGCCAGCCGCCGGCGCGGATCATCACCTCTTCGCATTGGCCGATGACGCGCCGCATCTGGCGCACGTTCTCGACTGCCGCCCAGAGGTAGGCGACGTCGGCGTCGACTAGGTGCGTGTGGTCCGGGTTGTGCAGCGGCGCGCCCTCACGCAGCAGCGTCTCGTTCACCCACTCAGCGACGCCGTCGGCAGGCACGATGCGCCTGGTCCAGTTCGAATCGCTGAAGAGGATGTCGGGCGGCGCAGGCCGAGACGCGTGCGCTACCTTCGCGACATCGGTTCGCTTCGAACGAGACATGTTTTTCGTGAGCCCGGAAAGGCCATGCAGCCGGCGTAGAATTACCGAGCCGGAGTCCGCCGGCTCACGCTACGGGAGTGAATCTATGGCAGGAATGGAAGCAAAGAATCGAGCGACCGAACTCGTAAAGGCTGCACTCCAAGCTGGCCTTTTTCAACCGGGTTCGCCGAATGCATGGCTGACCGAACCTGAGAAAAATGGAGACGCGCTCGGAAAACTCATAGCCGCTGCAGTGAAGGCCGCGACAGACGAGCTCGACAAGCTGTAACGAAAAAGCCCGCTGGCTTTCGCTCAGCGGGCTTGGAGCAGCTCGAAGTAACTCAGATCTGGCCCAATCCGATGGTCGGAAGATGACGACCGGTGATGGCGATACCAGGACCACCAAACGGCGAAGGCCCAGTAAGCGAGAATCCGCCCGGCTGAACTTGTCCGGTCAAATTCAACGAGAACTGACCACCCGGCGTCCCGAAGACTGAAACCGCATTCGGCGCATAAGCCGAAATCGTCAGCCGCGCAGTAACCTGCGTCCCGACGACATCGTAAGTGCCCTCGTAGCGATACTGGTCGTCGCCCCCGGTGATGACGCCATCGTCCAGCTTCACGTGGCCACCCACCCCAGGCAGCGATGCGCCGAAGTCGACTTTGTAATGTCCGTTCTGAAGCATCTGATCTCCTTTCGCGGTCCCACCCGCACGAAGATCTTACCGGAAACGGACGCCAGAAACGCCGAAGCCCGCTTTCGCAGGCTTCGTTTCTCCGGACGCACGTATGACGTGTATCGAATATTGCGGATTATTGTGCATGCTCCGCAAAAAAGTCAAGCAACTTCGCTCGACCTCAACAATCCGATCTCGTCGAAGCGTCGTTCGATCACGGACCACGCGAGCCCTTCGACTCCCCTATCACCCGCCTTCTTGTCGCCTTCGATCCAGAGCCGGACCGCCTTGTTGTGATTGCCCACCGTGTTGCGGTGCGCGTCGCAGTCCTCGGCGATCTGCGACAGATCGCACTTCACCCCGAACAGCCGCTCGATGATCGCGCGCCGCACGCGGTAGTGCGAAAAGCCCGAGCAGTAGGCGGCAGACGCCTGCGTCAGCCACCCGATCGCCGCCTTCCATTCGAGATTCGGCGTCCGGCCGCTGCAGCACGCCGCGCCGCATGAGCACGACAGATCACGCGGCGCTGCGCGCGCGACGATCACCGACAGGTGCAGATCGGGCAGTTCCCAGAGATGCCGGCGGATCTGCCCGGCCTGCCCGGCACCGTCGAGCCCGACCAGGCCCATGCCAGTGCCGATCGACTCGCCGCGCAACCGCTTCGCCAGCATCGTCTCGCCGTACTGCTGCGACGAGTAGCAGAGCGCGAACCGCACGGCGTCGAACGCCGACTTGAATTCGACGACTTCGCTCATCGTGCACCCCGCGTCGTCATGGCCAGCGCCTGCACGCTGCCAAGCCAGCTACCGTACCCCGTGAGGTGGCTCGTGAAGTCCGGCCGGACCCGCGTGTCGACGTGCGCGTCCGGCGCGCGGCAGGTTCCGGCGATCGAGTACTCGCGGCCGCGGCGCGTGCTGCTCGAATCGAGCCGCGCGAGCGCGACGTCGGTCGCCAGCAGCTGCCGCATCGACGACAGCGGCACCTCCAGCTTCTCGGCGAGACGGGTCGCCGTGTACCGGCTGCCCGGCCTCATGGTCTTCAGCACCGCGTTGATGGTCAGCTTTCCGTTTTTCGTTTTCAAGGCCCGCTCCTATGCTCGCTGCAAATTCAATTCGATGGCTTCGATGCGCACGCCGGGCACGCGCGCGTAGCGCTTCGAGATCCAGAGGTCGACGACCTGGCCGTCGTCGGCGTACACAACCCCGTTCATGCCGTCTTTCAACGCCTTGACAACGTTGTCGGCGTAAGCCGCGCCGTTCATGCTCCGATCTGCGCGTTCGGTGACGCAAAGTCACCATGCAATTTTTTCGCTTCCGCGTCGTATGCAGCTGCGGCTTGCTCGCGTGTGTCAAACAGGCCGATAAACCGTTCCTGACCATCCACCCAGATCCGTGCCCGCCATTTCCCGTGGGCAGCTCGCGAAACGCCCTTGAAGCCGCTCGAATTGTTCTTCGCAAGACTCGTGTTCTGTGCGTTTCCGTTGGTGGTTGCTTGCCGGAGGTTCGCGTGTCGGTTATCCAATCGATTCCGGTTGACGTGGTCGACGATCAGTTGCCCCTTTCCGCCATCGAGCAGCAGCCAGCGATGGAGCGTGACGCTGTTGGCGAATCCCGGCGGCCGGCCGACAACGTACCCGCGCCGGTCGACCGTCCAGGCGATATGGCGAGTTTTCTCGACATCCGTAACGTCGATCAGCGCCCAGCCGTAGAAAACGCCGCGCTGGCCATGCAACGGAAGCTTCGCGACGACGCCGTCCGTTTCGATTTCGCGGCGGTCAAACGGCGCACCGAAGTGTCGAACCTCTGCGGCGATGCGGGCCGCTTTCGCCTCTTCGAAAGTGCGCAACCATCCGAGATAGACGCGCTTCCCATTCACGCCAATACCCGCGACGAAACCACCATCCTTGTGCGCGCTAACGCCACGGAATTTCTCTTCACTCACTCGAAATCCTCCTGCTGCCAGCCGCCACCATCTCGCTTTGCCTTCGGTTTCACGGCAAGGAACCGGAACGGGTACATATCGGCCGCGACCTTGATCTTGACGCGGGCATCGTCTTGCCAGTGCCCCTTCACCTCGTGCATCTCCATCGCGCCATCGGCCCGCATAACCGCGAAGTCGGGGGAATAGAACGTATTGTCGGCAAGCCGCAGCTTCACGCCCTCGAAGCGGTACCACGCGATCATGCCTGCGACGCGGAGCGCCTCCAGGAACGTCGCGTACTGCTGCTCGGTCTTGTTCATCGCACCGGCCTTGAGCCGGCCTAGTGCCTGAATGCGGCGCTTAGCAGACTGCTGCGCGAGAAGCGATTGCTGTTGCGTCATCGTTGACCCTCGAGGATGGCGCCGGCCGCGACGGGCCCGGCGGTGTTGCGAAATGTGCGGTTGTGCTCGTCCCACCACGGGCCGTCGCCGGCCGCTTCGAACACGCGCAGCTTGAAATCGAACGGCGGTTCGTCGGAGCCTTGCTCGAGGCCGAGCCTGCGGCCGTGCTCGACGATGCCGGTCCACGAGCGCCACCAGTCGCCAACCGTATGCGTCGACGTCCCGGACTTCGCGGTGCGCGCAGCGAGCAGATCGCCGAGGATCGTCTCGAGGAATCCGACATTCAGCGGCTGCTCGGAGCGCTCGCGCTCACGGCGCTTTCGGCCCGTGGCGATTGCCGCTCGCAGGTCGTCGACCGTCACGCCTCGCCCGGGCCAACTCACCAACCGCGTGTCATCGGCGGCGAAGCCGACGCCCGACGAGCGAAGGATTTCGACGAAAGCGGCGGCGGCGTTCAGCGCATCGTCCGCTACTGCCTGTGTTGTGCCGCCGCCGCTATGGTTTACATATTGGTTATTGGTTCTTGGTTCTTGGTTAGTTTTAGAACTGGTTATGTCTGGGGGGGCACTGGCAACCGGATCGGAACCCGATGAAAACCCACCGGGTTTTTCTTGGGTTTCCGTTTGGTTCTGTTTGGTACCCACCTCGGTAGCTGCGCGCTTTTTCGGCCGACCACCCTTTTTCCCGTTCTCCTGGGCGGTTTCGGCGCGCAAACGGTAGGCCGCGATCTCGATTTCGCATCGTTCGTGGACGTATCCGGCGTCCGTCTGCGTGAACTTGAAACGCAACAGGTTCGCCACCGCGCGCCGCTCTTCCTCGGCGCTCACGCCGACGGCGTAGCACACCGCGTCCAGGTCCAGCGGGAGAGGTTTCTCGGTGTCGTAGTAGACGTCGATCAGGTCGCGGTAGATCCATCGCTCGACACGGCTCATGTTGACCGTGCCGGACCTGAAATCGCCGATGTGATGGGGGTAATAGTTCACGGCGCCCTCCGTTCAGAGGGCACCGTGCGTGCGCACCTTACTTGCTGCGCTTCAGGCTGTCGCGTTGCATGCGCTCGAGCACGCGCTTGCTTTCCTTGCTGTCCTTCTCGGATTGCTTGATTAGGCCGTCCCAGTACGCGCGTTCCGCGCCGCTGCGGCCCGGAGCTGGCTGACGTGTGTCTTTCGTTTTCATGCCGATCCTTGCCGCCTGCCGAATAGAAGATTCGAGCGCACGCGGCATGACAGGAGAACGCCGCGCGCCGGTGCGTGCCGGCTGCCCGAAGCAAGGTTCCATAATACGACATCGAGCACTGCAGCTCGACGTTCGAAAGGGTGAGAGGATTCGGGAGTTCGTTCATCGTGCTTCCCAGAGATGCTTTTGCCCGCGCAGGTGCGCCGCGGTGTCGACGCGCGGTCGCGCGGGCATGTTCCAGTTGCCGCCGCCGCGCGCGCCGACGAGTCGCCAGCCAGCGCCGCGCAGGCCCCAATACGGCGGCGACGTGACGATCGTCTGCGCGCGCACGCCGTCGGCGATCATGGCGCGCATCAGGTCGCGGCAGTCGCCGCGGTGGGAATGGCCGAGCCAGTTCACGCCGCCTCCTGCGCAATATGCGGCAGCGGTTCGGCGGCCGACTCAATCGCAATCTGAATGCGCTCGAGCTGCTGACGGAGCCGCTTGACTTCGGAATTAGCGTTGAGCCGGCGTGCAGCTTCCTTGCAGGCACTGGCAATTTCCCATGCCCCTGCGCTCTCCCTCAGTCCAAGCGCTCGCGCGAGCTCGATGCGTGCGCCGTCGACCTGCGCAGCGTCACGCTCGGCGTGCTCTTTCGCGCGATCAAGGATCAGATGACGCTCGCGTTCAGCCTCCTCGGCAAGGTTCTCGAGCCGCTCGGTGGCCGTCTTCAGGCGACGCTCAGCATGTAACCGGTCGCGCATCGCGTCCGCAACGATGTCGCCGAGGCGCTTCCGGAGCGTTTTCTCGATCGACCATTCGCTATGCAGGCCGACCCGCACCTGTTCAAGGTTCGTGTTCGCGAGCCGCGCCATGCCGTCGATGATCAGCTTGATCCATGCGTCGCGCGGCAGGTTCTCCATGTTCTTCAGCGTCGGGCCCTTCAGCGAGCGCCAGCCGTCCGGGCCGCGCACGATCAAGCCGCAGCCAGCGGGGATGTCTTCTTTCTTCAGCAGCCCGGCCGGCGCGGCGAAGATCACGCCGGCGGCAAAGCGCAGGTACGACGTCCACTTGCCGGCTGTCACGTCACGCCGGAAGTCGGCGACGCTGATCTTGCATTCGTACGCGACCGGCTGGAAACGCGCGAACGAGCACGGCACGGTGTAGACGTCCGGCCGTGGCGAGCCGGCCGGCCCGAGTTGCATGTCGGTCCAAACGAGGCGATCGGACGCGCCGCGAAGATGCGCGGCGAGATCCTTGGCGAGGTCGTCGTGCGCCCAGTTCATACGAACTCCCACCGCACGCAAGCTTCCGCCGCGAGTGCGCTATGATGGTTTCGCCGCGGGCGTGCGCGGTCTATTTGAAGACGGGGAATCAGATGGCGATCTTGACTGTAACGGCAGCTATTGCCGGCCTGAAAAATACAATTGACCTTGCAAAGGCGGCAGTCGCCGCGCGAGATGAACTGAAGCTCGCCGAAATGCAGCAGTCGATCAACGATCGCGTGATTGACGTCCAAAACGCAGCTCTTGCGTTGCAGGAAAAGCAAGCGGCCGCGCGCGACGAAATCGATGAGCTGAAAGAGCAGCTTCGTACAGCCAATGCGAAATTGGGTGACCTCGAGCGTGCGCTCGGCGAGCGCGCCGAGTACAAACTGCATGCAGTATCCGAAAGGGGCTTCGTGTATCGATTTGTCGGCCAGGACGAGCCCGAACATTTCATCTGTCAGCCTTGCTACGACGGACCTGAACGCAGAAAGACCGTACTCAGGTTCACTCCGCGCGGCCAGTACAGCGTCGCATCCTATTCCTGCCCGACGTGCCGGAATATTGTGCGCCTGTGAGGTATACGCGGTTGTCGAATTGGCCAGCAGTTTCATGCTGCCTCCCGATACGGTTCAACCGGCGTCGCGCAGACGACCTGTTCCCAGTCGTAGACGCTGTACGGCCGCGCGCAGTCGTTCGCCGCGGCCCAGCCACGCTCCCACTGCTTCGCGAACTGCGCGAGCGCGCCGCGCAGGGGGCTCTCATGGAACGGGACGCCGGCGCGCGCCGCGCGCCAGCCTGCGCGGAACGCCGCGCGCTCGAATAGTTGGGTCAGCACGAGCCGCCCTCCTGCGTATAGTTGATCGGCGCCGCCTCGGGACGCACGCGCTCGAGCATCCAGAGCTGGTCCGGACGGAACGCGAGGTAGTCCTGCGGGGGATCTCGGAAGATGAAAAGGTGCTTTTCCTCGACGAGGCCGAGGTACGTCATGGGGCGCCCGAGCTTGCGGGCGAAGTGCTTGCCGACGTCGCGGTGGCTGAGCGTCAACGTCATGCCGCCGCCTGGCGCTGGCCGAACGCCTGTTGGACGAATTCGCCGATCGCCTGCTGGCTGAGCCGGCGGTATTCCTCGATCGCCTTGCGCTCCTGGATGGCAAGCCACTGCCGCGGGTAGTCGCAGCCGGTGAACATGCAGAAGCGGTCAAGCTTCGTAGCCGGGAACGGCCGGCGGCCGGCGATCAGGTCGCCGAAGTGCGGATAGTGAATGTCGCAGTAGAGCGCGAGCGTCTTGCGATCGAAGCGCCGCAGCCCGAGCTCGAGCGCGTGCGCGAGGCAGTCCTCGAAGCTCATCGCCTCGATCTCCCCGTCCGGCAGTGTCGCCGCCTGCACCCACGGCGCGAACATCCTGAATTCGGTCTGGTTCATACGAAAAATCAATCGTTACCCAGTTGATTACCCACTTGCTTACCCAGTTGGCGCCGGGGCGAAATAACGGCCAGGACGTGCCTGGCCGGTTGAACAAACAGGACCAGCGCGAACCGTTACAAGGGAGGTGCCTCAAGCAGCTCCGGCCATACGCGCTTGATTACCTCAACGGGAAACATCTCCGCGCGCGTGACTTGACCACCTGTCTCCTGCTCGATGGGCCGGCCAAACGGAATCGGAATGGGACGCTCGCCGCTTGCCCAGCGACTAACGTCGGATGCGTGAGCGTCGATTGCTCGGCTGAGAGCCGTGAGCCGGCCGCGCTCGGCGGAAAGGTAGGTTTTCAGGTCCATGCACGGACTTTAGCGAAACGCGAAAGGAATGTCTATAGCGTTTCGCGCATATACGGTTTTAGCGTTTTGCTATTGAATGCGAGACATGAAGGAAATTGACGAAATCCGTCGAGACAATCTCCGGATCATCGAGGCAGAGCACGGCGGCCCTGCGGCCGCCGCGGCGGTTCTTGGGATGTCCCATTCCCAGTTCTCGAACCTCCGTGACGGAGCCAAGGATTCGAAAACTGGGCGTCCGCGCGGGATGCGCACTGCTACTGCTCGCAAAATCGACGCACTTGCGGGGAAGCCAGCCGGTTGGCTCGATACTGACCACTCCCTTGTTGCGAGCGACGCGACGACCGGCGCCGAGCCGGCCGGCTGGAACAAACTCAACCAAGCTCAGCGGGCGCAGGTCGAGTCGTTTATCGGTTGGCTCATCAGCCAGTCAGCTACGCAACCTGACGCTACGCCGTCAGAGGGAAAGCGCTTCGGCAAAGGCGACTGACGACTCCGACCGGACGACTGCTCGCGGTTCAAGCGACGCGTCCGAAAAAAGCCAGTCACGCGTAAGAAGCAAGCCCTCCCCGTCATCAGCCAATCCCAATACCGGGTCGCCGACCAGCTCGCACTCCCAGCGACCGTCACCATGTGATTGGTCGACCCTCACGATCCTGCCAACCAGCGCGCGGTTCCGCGAGCGGACTACACGCGCCAGATCTCCAGGTTTGCACTTCGTCCTGCATGCCCTCGTCTCTCGATTCACATTAGCCCCGCTCGTTTGTCGCCCAACTACTGTATGGATATACAGCAGTGTAGTCCCACAATTGGGGAGCTTTCAACTCCCCACTGTCACAACTGACATCGAATCCCCGCCGCCCTCCCAGCCAGGCCGTCTCCGCGGCACGATCCTGCGGCGCAAACACGATTCGCGAAAATTTTCGCGTTTCGCTATAGACAAACATTTCGCGTTTCGCTAAAGTCTGTTCCAACGCGGCACCGATGCCGCGCCACCGCCCCAGGCGGATCGCTCTCTAACAATCGAAGGTAAGCCGGGACCGCGCAAGCGGAGCAACCGGCCGGCGCGATCAGCGTCGTGAGTCAGGACAGGCGCAGCGCGCTAGGCCGATGTACGGCTACCGCTTGCAGGCTTGAACGGACCTGACACAAGACAGCCAGCACCACGTGACCGATGGCTTTGTAATCGGCACAAACCTCGCGCGGCCCGGAGCCGGCACGGCCGGGAGTAGCCGGGCGCGCGAGTGATGCAGTCCCATGGAGCCGGAATGCGCAGGCTGATGCGCACCTGGCGTAGTTGTCAGAGTCCCGAAGCCGGAGATCAGCGCCGGCCCGGCTCCATGAGACTGTCCAGAAACAGCTCTGACCGGTGGCGGTTCTTCTTCTGAGGCGTCACCAGTGAGAGCTGCACACGCAGCATAGCAGTTCAAGACTCGAATTTGATTAGTAATCCTACTTTCAATGGAGGGCGCGATGCACAACCCTCGAACCCATCAGCACAATCTCCTCGTCCTCGCGGCACGTGTCGAGCAACGCGCCGACCAGCTGCAGGCCGCGGCCGACGATGCCGCGCTGGCGCGCGACGAGCGCAACGAAGCAATCGCCGAGCGCGTCACGTTCGACGTACTGCCGTTCTCGACCGAGCAGATCGCCGTGCTCGATGCCGCACTGCGCCGCGGACAAATCGAGGACGTGTACGAGGTCTGGAACATCTGCACGGCCGCGCTCGACGACGAGATCGCGCGGCGTATCGCGGACGCCGACGTCGCCTCCGCTTCGCCGCGTTTCGCGCACACGTACTGCTCTTCCTGCGGCGTGGAACTCGGGCCAGGCAACGCCGGCGCGAGCAGCTGCACCGATCACCGCATACACGCGCTCCGTGTCGTGTGAGCCGCCTGACCAACCTCGCCCGCTACAGGAGAACGACATGTTTATCGCCCACGAAATCAATTTTGCAGGTCGCCCGTTCTACTTCAACGGCCTGTACGAAGTCGGCGCGGGTAGCCCGTACATCTGCCACGCCAAACGCTATGAATTGCGTGAAGACGCCGAGCGCGCTGTTGCGCCCTGGAACCGGCTGGGTCGAGCGTTCAAGGTGCGCGAAGAAACTCCTGACGAAGTAGCGCAGGCATAACCACCGGAGCCAGACATGAGCGAAAAAGCCAAGGCGGCAATCACCGCAATGATGCGCAAGTTGAAAGACGATCCGCGTGTCGCGTACTACATCTGCCCGATGACGCACACGTACGACCTGCTCGTCGCGGCGCATTGCGAACTGAACGGGCTCGACGAAACGCAGTTCCGCGCCAAGTTCGAACGCACGCTGCGATTCGAAAATCCGGCCGCGCGCGACGACGCCTGACCAACCCCGCCCGCTACAGGAGAACGACGTGACCACCATCGACATCGCCACGCTCACAAAGGTCGAGCGCAGCATCATTCTCTACGCGGAATCATGCAGCGTGGACTACGGCGGCCTGCTCGAAGGCATGCGCATGAATGACGATGATCTGACCGCGCTTCGCAAGTTTCAGGACGCCGGCCTTCTGTCCTTCGGCCGCATTCCCGCAAAGCTCCTCGGACCGCTTTCCGATTTCGGCCGAAAGCCGACCTACTGGATCACGTTCACCGACGATGCGTGGCAGCTCGCGTATGCGCTGCGCCGCCAGCGAGCGGCCCGTGGATCGGCATCGCGCACGAAAGTCGACGAAGTGCTCGCCGAACGCGAAGTCGCCTGACCAACCGCGCCCGCTCTGCGGGCAATCACACCACACCGAGAGACCACATGGGACAGACCATCCACACGCAAGGGCCGTGGGAAGCATGCGAGCCCGGCGACTACCTCGACTACGACGGGAACTGCATCGTCGTGCTCGGCGAAGACATCCGCATCTGCGTGGTGCTCGGCACCAGCGACGCATCGAAGGCGAACGCGAAGCTGTGCGCTGCGTCGCCCGATCTCGTGACGGCACTGCGCCTCGTCGCCTCAAAGACTGTGCTCACGTCGGGGATCCGCGCAATCGTCGACGCCGCACTCGCAAAGGCCGGTCACAGCGCGCCGGAGCCCGTGCGGCACATCACCGTCGCGGGGGTGGATCGATGAGCGCGCGGAAGCAAACGCAAGGCACCTTCGACGGCGACGAACGCGTGCTGATCGAAGATGCTCAGGCCGATCGCGACGAATTCGACGCCGACTACCGCGATCGCGGTTGCTCGTGTTTCATCAGCCCGCCGTGCAGCTTCTGCACCCATCCGGGTAATCCACGCAACCAGGACGAAGACGAGTCCTGCTGGAAGGAGGCCTGATATGTCATCCCTCAAGTCCCCCGCCCAATGTGGCGATCTCGCCGAAAAGCTGATCGCCGATTACGTGCGCAACTGCGGCGCATACGGCAACCCTCAGGCACTCGCAAACGTGATCGAGATGTTGATCAGCAAGGCGGCACTCGGCATCGCAATGGTCGGCAGCGAGACGATCGCTCAGCAGATCCTCGACCGGACGAAGCACAACGTCGCGACGTACGCCGAGCGAAACCTGCGAAGGGGTCATTAATGCGTGCCCTCTCCCTCCACCGGTCGGCAGCCGACAACGCACTGCTGCGCGCCGCCGCGCGCGGCCCGCGCATGCGCTACGTGATCGAGGGCGCCGTCTGGGCTGCGGCCTACGGCGCCGCGGTCGGCGCGCTCTGGTTCGGCGCGCACCTCGCCGGGCCTTATCTCCGGAGCCTCGGATGAGCGACTTCTACGTCATCGCAGTCTGCCACACGATCCGCGACCACCACTACATCACGCTTTGGCGCCCGGATGACTGCGGCTACACGCCCGTGCTGCCGCGCGCCGGCATGTACGAGCGGCAGCGGATTGAATCGCACCTCGACTACTACAACACCGGCGACCACATCGCGGTACCGGTGAGCGCGGTCGACCAACTGGCGACGTCGATCCCGGCCGGGTTCTTCGACCACGCGGGAGACGGCGTACCGAACACGAAGGCAAGTTGGGACGCGATCCGCGCCGCGGTGACGTATCCGACCGAATGGCCGATCAAGCCCGAATGGCACGGCAAACGACGCAGGAGAACGCGATGACGCCCTTCGACTATCTCGGCGCGCTGCTCGACCGGATTCACGAATGGAATCCCATAGCCGGGTACCTTGCGGCGCTCGCGATCGCTGCAGTCTGCACGCTCGTGTTGGCGCGGTTGAACGCCGACGGCTCGGCTGTCACCCCAATCGTCGCGAGGTCGGCATGAGCCGCTTCACTGATCACGCCGACCGCTTCGAGCGCCGGCACCCGCGCGCCGCACGCGCGCTCGTCGTCGCGATCCTCGTTGCGGTCGCGCTACTCGCTGTCGCCGTCGACAGCATCGTCAAGCGCCACGGAATTCTGTAGGTCCGCCCGCCCATGCCGCCCTGCATCCAGCGAGGGCGCAGCCACTGCCGTACATATCGAATCCCGGCGCTGCCGCGCCACGCGCTCGCGCGCCGCCAGCGCGCATCCCCGTCGTCGTCCCAGGAGCACCTCGAGATGAAAACCATCGACACACAACCCGTCGAGTCGTCGCAGATCCACAGCATCGGCTACGACGCCGAAACCGAAACGCTCGCGGTCCGTTTCAAGGGCCGCACCGGTGAGCCGACGTCGCTGTACCACTACTCGAAATTCACGCAGGCGAACTTCGACGCGTTGAAGACGGCTGACTCGATCGGATCGCACCTCTACAAGCACATCAAGCCGTTCCCCGAGCGCTTCCCGTACGAGTGCATCGAGAAGATGCCGGCGGCCGAGCAGCCTGGGGCCGTAGGTGCCGCATGACCGACTCCGTCTATGCGGTGCGCGCCTCGAGCTGGGGCGCGCTTTTCGAGTGCGCCTATCGGTGGGAGGGGATCCACCTCCTGAAGATGCGCAACGTCGTCGGCCTGCGCGCCGCGCTGGGCACCGCCATCCACGCCGGCACGGCCGCCTACGACCAGAGCGTGCTCGACGGCTCCGGCCTGACGGTCGATGACGCGGCCGGCGCGTTCATCGACAAGCTGCACGACCCGTCGAACGAGTACAACCCGGCGAGCGACGATCTCAGCCTGAAGGAAGCCGAGCGAATCGGCATCTCGCTCACAACGAAGTACTGCCTCGAGATTACGCCGCGCTACGACTTCGTCGCGGTCGAGATGGAGACGAAGCCACTCGACATCGAGTGTGGCGGCGGGATCGTCATCCGGCTGACGGGAACGCTGGACCGCGCGCGCGTGCGGCGCACGGCGCTGGGCCCTGGAATCGCGGACCTGAAAAGCGGTTCGAAAGCGGTCGCCAATGGCGTCGCTGTCACGAAAGGCCACGGCCCGCAGATCGGCACCTACGAGATGCTCTATGAGCACACGACCGGCGAACTGATCGCCGACACCGCCGAGATCATCGGCCTGAAAACGAAGGGCACGCCGGAAGTCGCGACCGCGCCGATCGCGAACGCGAAGCGCGTGATGGTCGGCACCGAGGAAACGCCCGGACTGATCCAGTTTGCGGCCGACATGTTCCGCTCAGGTCGCTTCTACCCCAATCCGAAATCGCTGTTGTGCGACAAGAAGTACTGCCCGCGCTACGGCACCTGTCAATTCCACGAATAACGAGAGTTCATCGACATGAGCACCCCCGTTCAAATGAAAGACGTCAAGAGCGCCGGCGGCGTCCCTTCCCTGACACCCGACCAGGCAGTCGACATGTTCACCGAGCGAGGCTTTTCGCTCGCGAACCGTATCGCAAAGGCATATGCAAGCAGCGATGCCGTTCCCGCGCAGTTCCGCTCGCACAACCTGAAGAAGGCCGGAATCGAAGAGCACTGGGTCGAAAACCCGTCTGCAATCGGCAACTGTCTCGTCGCAATCGAGGTTGCGCGCGCCGTTCGCATGTCGATCACTGCCGTGATGCAGAACGCCGACATGATCGAGGGCAAGCTGCGCTGGTCCGGCAAGTTCGTGATCGCGGCGATCAATGCGTCGGGGCGCTTCACGCCGCTGCGCTTTCAGATGATCAACCGTGGTCGGATCACGGCCAAATACAAGGAAAAAACTGGCTGGAATAAGGAAGCCAGGAAACCGATTTTCGAGGACCGTCAGGTAGAAGTCGACGACATCGAGTGCATTGCATGGGCGCTTCCGAAGGGGACTCCCGAGCCTCGCTTGTCGCCCGACGACCTCCGCAAGTATCCCGGTCGAATGCTCGACTTGTACCGTGACATCGGCATGCCCGTCATCGAGTCGGCGCCCGTCACGATGCAGATGGTCGTCGAGGAAGGCTGGTTCGGGAAATCCGGGTCGAAGTGGCAGACCGGCCTGCGCGCGCTGATGTTCCAGTACCGCGCCGGCAGCTTCTTCGGCAACATCCACGCCCCCGACATCGTCATGGGTATGGGCCGCTCTTCGGAAGAAGAAGCTGACGTCGTCGACGTGTCGCCGGACGGTTCCTATACGGTCTACAGCACCACCATCGACGAGCTGCGCGGCGGCCGCGCTCAACCGGCAGAGGAAGTCCCGCGCGGTGCATCGCAGGCGCAAACGGGGCCCGCGACGGAATCGCACGCGCACGGCGCAACGCCGGCGGCCACGCAAGCAGATCCGGTCAACGACCAGGACAGCCCACAGGAGGATGGTGGTCACGGCCAAGGCGGTTTCGACTTCGACGTCGCCGGCCTCGTGCGCGGCATCCGCGAAGACATCGAGTCGGCGAAGACCCCCGAAGACCTCGACCTCGCCCGCAGCGCGATCAGCGGCGTACCGGATGAAACCGCCAAGGCCGAACTGAACGCCCTCGCCTCGGCGCGTATGCGCGCCATCACCGCCGCGGCTGAACAATCGGCCGCCGGCAAGGCGACTGCCCAAACGACCGCGCCGGCCGGCCGCCGGACGCGCGGCCCGATCAGCGCCGACTAACCCAACCAATTCGCCGCCTAGGATTTCGACATGACCGACAAGAACGTCCTCCATATGACCGCCGAGACGATCGGCAAAGACCTGCTGTCCGCGCTCGTTACCGAGATCAAGCTGTTGCCGGACCTCTGGGTCAAGCTGTCCCAGAACAAGCAGAACGACGTCATCGACAGGCTGCGTGCGCGCGTCGAGCACAACGTCAAGATGGCGACGCACCTGATCGCGAGCGACGGCCGTGTCGTTGTCCAAGGCGATCTCGTGCAGATCACGATCAAGGACGGCGTCAAAGCGGCGGTGGAATTCAGCAGCGCCGCACCGAATCTCCATGATCTGTATGACGCACAAGGCAAAGCCGTCCTGCTCGTCGTCGCGAACGCTGCCGCGCACACCGGCGGCATGGATGAGATCCGCGGCGAATCGGATCAGCGCGGTCTCGATCTCGGTCGCGAGTACACGGACAACGACGGCGACGGGATGGAGGGCGACAAACCCGATAGCGACGTCGTCGACGCCGAGTTCCGCGAAGTGCCGAAGCTCAGCGACGGCCCGACGCAGGCGCAGCTCGACGAACAGTGGCAGGCTGGCCGGCAGGCGGCCGCCGAAGGAAAACCCGAAAGCGAATGCCCGGTGATGGTCGGCGAGCTGTGCATTGCATGGGTGAAGGGCTGGAAGGAATGGCACGAGGAACAGGCCGCCGCCAGTGACGGGGACCCGCTGTATCCCCAGGTCGAGGCGTTCGTGATCGAGCAGCAGAAGGTCACGATTTCAAGCGTGCAGCGCCAGTTCAAGATCGGCTACAACCGCGCCGCGCGGCTGGTCGAGCTGCTCGAAGCCAAGGGCATCGTCAGCGCGATGGATTCGGACGGCGGCCGCACAGTGCTGCGGCCACGCGGACCGCAAGGAGAGGCAGCGTGAAAATCACCGATATCTACGTGGCGAACGTGCTCGGCATCCGCACAGCGGATATCCGGCTCGCGAAACCGGTCACCCTCTTCACCGGCCCGAACGGTGCCGGCAAGAGCAGCCTGCAGGAAGCCGTGCGAATGGCTCTCACCGGCGACACCGTGCGCGTCGCGCTGAAGAAGGAATACGGCTCGCTCGTCACCGAGGGGGCCGACGGCGGCCAGATCGTTGTCGCGTGCGGCGAGCAGGCGAACAGCGTCATGCTGCCGTCCGGGAAGCTCAAGCGCGAGCTCGCCGAGGATCCGCGCTTGCCGCTGGTGCTCGACGCGCAGCGGTTCGCACACCTCGGCGCGGCCGAGCGCCGGACTTTCCTGTACGACCTGATGGGCGTGAAGATCGGCGTCGACGAAATGCGCGCCCGGCTGCTGGACAAGCTCGGGTTCCGTGGCGATGCGGTGCCAGCCCCCGCCGCCGCGCGGCTCGCAGCCATCACACCGATGTTGCGCGCCGGCTTTGAAGCGGCGCAGAAGGAAGCGGCCGACCGCGCGCGCGGCGCGAAGCAGTCGTGGCGCAACGCAACCGGCGAGACGTACGGCAGCCAGAAGGCAGCTACTTGGCGCCCGGCGCCGGTCGAGTTCGACGAGGCGGCATTGCGGAAGCTCACGGGCGACCGCGCTGCGCTCGACGACCGGATCGGCGAACTGCAGCAGCAGATCGGCGCAGCCGACGCGGCGGACACCGCGGCACGCGCGCGTGCATCGAAAATCGCCGACCTGCGCACGCGCGCCGCCGGTTACGCGAAAGCGGCCGAGCTCGCACAGCTCGCCGACGAGCAGGTCGCCGAATTCCTGCCCAAGGTCGAAGCGCTTCGTGTGCGCGCCGGCGCGGCGCCGGCCGGCACCGAATGCGCATGCCCGGAATGCGGGGCGCTGCTGCGCTACCTGAACGGCGTGCTGTCGGCCGCGGCCGCCGCCGGCGCACGCGACGATGAGGCAGCCGCGAAGCTCCCCGAGTACGAGCAGGGTTTGAAGACGCTGCAAAACGCCGCTGCGAACCGCAAGCGCGACCTCGAGGCGGCAGATGCCGCCGCGACGCAGTTGCGTGCGCTCGAAGACGATGCAGAGAACAGCGGCGCGGCCGCCGCGCGCGAAAGCGGCGACGCCGCGCGGTCGGAGCTGGCCGACCTGCAGCGCCGCCGGAAGCAGCTGGACACCGACATCACAACGCTTCGCGAGATCGAGCGCCGCGCCGCCGGCGCCGCTGATCTGGCCAAGCAAGCCGCCGCGCTTCACGACGACGTCGCCGCGTACGAAGCGATCGCCGACGCGCTCGCACTGAACGGCATTCCTGCCGATCTACTGCGTGAAGCGCTGACGCCGTTGAATGAGCAATTGACGGCGCTGGCGGAAATGTCCGAATGGGCCGACGTTACGATCACGCCGGAGATGGAGATCCTCGCCGGTGGCCGCGTGTACGCCCTGCTGTCGGAGTCGGAATGCTGGCGCGTCGACGCGCACATCGCCGCGGCGATCAGCCACTTCTCCGGCCTGAAGCTGCTCGTGCTCGATCGCGCCGATGTCCTGGTCGGGCCCGAGCGCGATCGCCTACTGTACTGGCTCGACGATCTCGCCTACGCAGGTCAGATCGATACGGCGCTCGTGTTCATGAGCCTCAAGACGCCGCCGGGTGGCCTGCCGGATGCCATCGAGACATTCTGGGTCGAGGGCGGCCACGTCGCGCCGATCGGCGCGCCGCGCACGCATCGGGAGGCAGCATGATCGAGCAGATCGAACGGCACCTCGCCGTGGTGGAGGACGCAACCGCGAAAGCGATCTCTGCCGCGCTCGGCTTGCCCCAGGTCGAGGTATCGAAAACGCTGCACAAGATGGTCGGTGCCGGCACCATCGAGCGCGAGAAGCGTGCCGGCGGCGGCAACGAGTACGTGTACTGGCTCGCGGGCGCATCGCAACCGGCGCATACGTCAGTTGCCAATGTCCCGACAGCGATTGGTCTCGGCGGTGAGCCGGCATATCCGAATGCTGCCTCCGCGATGGACCGCACGACATCACCGCAGCTTCCGCCTGCTCAGGGCGTGATCGATGCCGCTCACGACCTGCTGATGACCAGCGCGCCCAATGAGGTTCTTCAGCGGCTCAGGACCCTTCATCGCGAGCTGGTCGCATACGAGTCGAGCGGCAATCCGGCCTATATCGAGCCTGGCTCGCATGCGATCACGTCGCTCGACATGACTCTCCAACTGCTGTCGGACACGCGAATCGCGCGCGACGAGTTTGCCGCCGAGAACGCGTCGTTGAAAGAAGTGAACACGCGCCTCAAGACGAACAACGCGCAGCTCGAGCAGCGCATCGACTCGCTCAGCGGTGATGTCCGCCCGATCGGGTCGGTTTTCGTCACCGTCGGTCGGTCATCGAAGCCCATGCGGCACGCCACCATCGAGAAAGCGCAAAAGCGTGGCCGCGCGCTCGTGCGCAGCGAGAAGGAATCCGAGGTTCTCGTGCTCGAACCGGTCGGCCGGATCGTGCGCGGAACGGAGTGGCGACCTCGATAGCAGCACCGCCGCGCGCCTTCCGTGCCCCGGATTGCGCGGCGCATTCGAGCGGCTCGCACAGCGCCCATTTTTTCGAACTGACCATGCACACGACGAAAACTCCGTGGAATCCGTCGCGCCGCGCCACCGCGCGGGTGAAGAATCCGTTGCCGGCCCCGACCGCGTGCCCCTTCGACGGCGGCACGGTCGAGATCGTGAACAACTCCGAGATATACGGCCGCGAGTACGGCGAATGGCCGTGGGCGTTCCTCTGCCGCACGTGCCGCGCGTACGTCGGGCTGCATCCGTTCACCGGCATTCCGCTCGGCACGCTGGCCGATGCGCCGACCCGCGAGGCACGGAAGCGCGCGAAGGCAGCATTCAACCCGATCTGGCAGTCCGGCTCGATGACGCGCACCGACGCGTACGTCTGGCTGGCCCAGCAGCTCGGCATCGAGAACCACGAGGAATGTCATATCGGATGGTTCGACATCGAAACTTGCGACCGCGTGGTCGCCGTAATCCGCGAGAAAAATCACCAATGACCGATACCCAAGATTCGCTCTGGCGCGCGCTCGCGCGTCTTGAGCACGCCGAGCTGCTGGAAGACGACCGCAACCTGCTGCGGCCCGCGTTCGCCGCGTTGCACGGCAGTCACGCGATGCGCATCTCCGACACGATCGTCGCGCGCATCCGTCATCTGGACGCGACGCTGCCGAAGACGACGGAGGCCTGACATGCTGCTCGACAAGATTGGCGGCGCTGACACCGCGTTCCGCGTTCAGATCGAAGGCATCTACTGGGGCGGCAAGATCGGCTGCGAGCCGCATCTGAAATACGGATACGGATGCGACACGGTACCGAACGGCTGGACTGAGATCACGTGGGAAGTGTTCGCGAAGTCGAAGTTCTTCTGGTACACGCCAATCGCGACCGGCTGGCTGCGCACGACAATCGGCGATGCGCGGCTGTTCTTCATGCATGACCGCGTCAGCTTCGCGATGATCGGCGACCGCCGCGTCGGCACGGTGCAGGTATTCCGGTTTGGTTGCGAACACGACATGAAGAGCGAAACCGTTGGCAACTGCCTGCACCGCTACACGTGCACGAAGTGCGGCTTCAGCGAAGTCGTCGATTCGTCGGACTGACGCCAATCAAGCCAAGGAAGTGCATACCGCGACGCCCGATCGCGCCGCAGTGATCTAGATCGCGCCTTCACACCTCAACGGCGGGCGCTCGGGTGACGGGTGGGCGCCGTCACAACGTGCACTTTGGCCTGCAGCCGCCGCACAGCGCTTTCATGCTACCCCGCTGCCATATGCGAGCCGAGCACCCGCCATTGAGGTTGATCGGAAGCGCCACTATCAGGTCATTTATAAGAGCACTCCCCCAGATATAATTCTGCGCATAGAAAATTAGTGATCCGACAAGTTGCGTGTCTCGACCGCATTGCAGTGTTGCATTTCACGATCTGCCACGAAATTCAGATTGAAGGCGGCAAGCGCAAGCCTGCCGCACAATAAAGAACCAATCGCTCATCCCTTGCGGATCACCGATTCATTTTTTAATTGCATTGGCACGATCGCACTATAATACGGCCAAATATAAGGACCACCTGCACCTTGATTCAAATCCTGATGGATTGCGGTATAACCTTCAATCGCAGGCGGAGAAGAACTATCAATCACAAGCAGCATGATTGCGGTGATAGGCTTTTTGCTCGCCTCTCCGTTCTTCCATGTCATGTAGATGTATTTCCCGCCCGCACCCGCATTCAGATCTTGCGGGCTCCAATTCCAACCCGACGGTGGATTGGATTGAGCTTGGTCATACGCAACGAAATTCAGTGACGTGACCGGGTTGCTATCACCGCATTGATAACCAAGATAAATATATTGACCGCCCACGCCGGTGTTTGTGTCAACAGAAATGAAATCCCAAGGCGGCTGGTACTGTGGCCCCGGAGTGCTTCCTGCTTGAGTCGTGAGGGCATTAATCGGACTTGTCATTTTTCAACCCCTCTCTATGTCTAAGAGACAAATCCAGTATATAAAAAACCTCCGAATACGCAATCAGAAATTTTTCCATACCCCTCACCTGATCGAGATTTATTTCGCCTTCTTCAATTATCTTTTAATTTGATTATGATTTTAATCATCCCCATTTATAAGCACGCGCCACCTTACAATGACTTTCAAGTGCTTTTGCCCCTCATGTTCTCGTAGTCGATTGCGAATTCGTCATCAAACATATACATCGTTGCAGTGATATGCATCTTCATCGTCAAGTGATCTCCCTTTAGCTCAAAGCGCATCTTCACGCGCGTAGGTGAATCGCTATGCATAGCGTGCCCGGCCGCTATCAAAATGCCAATCACCTGAATCGAATGGGACGGCTTCGAAGAGGGCTCGCGTTCGCGTTGTCACCTCCGGATCGTCGACTTCGAAACCGCCAGCCGCAACGGCGAACCGTTCTCGCGCCTCAATGAGGTGCTCGGCATCCTCCCGAATCCGGTCATGCGCACCTGCACTGCGAATCTGAAGGTAAAGGCCGGTCGAGCGTTCATGCAGTCACGGGGATACGGCGAATGGCAAAACGTGATGGGCATTCGTGCAGACGAACCACGGCGCGTCACTCGTCTTACATCACCTGGACGAGACAACAGCGGCGGGGAGTCGAATCTTCCACTCGCACGCGCCAACGTCCGCGAGGCTGACGTTCTCGCCTTCTGGCGTGCTCAGCCGTTCGACCTCGCGCTCGATCCGGAAGGCGACTTCGGGAACTGCGACGGACGCTTCCTGAAAGCGCGGCACAAGATCGTGCGCGCGTTCGTTACACGGCCCGAGCTGGCCACCTGGTGGATCAACGAAGAATCACGCCCGTCAGGCGCCACATTTCGAAACGACCGCCCACGCTATTCCGAACTGCTGCGCGGGCCGAGTTCTACGCGAAGCAAATCCCGCTTGCATTTCCCGAGCACGAAGAGGACGACGCCCTCATTGACTGCATGTGCGGCGACTGAACCACAGAGCACACCACCATGCCCCATTCCAATAGCCGCGCTGATGCGTCCTACAGCGACGCCGAGAAGGCTGAGGACATGGCTCCGGCGACGGCTAAGTACATCAACCCCCACTCGCCGCGCGCACATGTGGTCCTCGGATAGCGCGGCGACTTTAGGGCGGCCAGCACGAGCGCCCGTTTTTTCGGAGTTCATGGGGCAGGAATGCGCAGGCTGATGCGCAGCGAGTGGAAACAACTGAGCGGATAGACATCCTAGGCCGGAGTCCCGGCTGCTATGAAAACATGCGCGCCGCCCTGAGCCGGAGAAAGATCAGCACCGGCCCTGCCCCATGAGCTTCGAGACAACGAAGATGACGAACGAAATTCACTTGCCATTGAGGCTTTATCTGTAGAGGAAGCGATGACCGTACCGACCGCAGTGTTCCTGTTTGACAAGACGGGGAATATGGCGCGGCCTTGGGCCGAGGCCGGATACCGCTGTATCTGTTTCGACATCCAGCACGTCGGCCGCACCGTTCGCGACGGGATCATCTTCCAGCAATGGGATGCCCTGATCGGGCCGCCATCTCTGCCGCCCGACTCGCTCGTCGTGTTCGGCTTCGCGTTTCCGCCGTGCACGCATCTGGCTGTAAGCGGTGCGCGCTGGTTTCAAGGCAAGGGCCTGCGCGCGCTGTCGCAGTCGATCGAGATGTTCGCTGCTGCTGCTGAGTTCCTAGAATCGCTTGGCTGCCCCTACGGCATCGAAAACCCGGTGAGCGTGATCTCGACGCACTGGCGCAAGCCGGACTACACGTTCCATCCGTACGAGTTCACGGGCTTCGAGCTAACGGACAACTACACGAAGAAGACTTGCATCTGGGCCGGAGGCGGATTCGAGATGCCGACGCCGAACTGCGCTGAAGGACTCGGCGCGCCCGACAACCGGATTCATGCTGCCCCCCCCATCCGATGACCGCGGCGACATTCGCTCGGGGACGCCAATGGGATTTTCGCGCGCAGTTTTCGCGGCGAATGCGAAGCAACTGACCATCTGAGGACACCACCATGAACGACCAACAACAGAGCCGCGCTGATGCGCTGACGGATCGAATCGATTCTGCGATGGATCTTGCACATCGATGGGCAACCGCCACCTATTACAAGGGACTTTCGAAGCCATACGAGAATTTTGACAAGATTCGCAGACAACTGCGTTCGACGCTTCGCGAACTCGCCGCATCCTCTATCGACCAGCCCACATCGCTCACGGCGCAGGCTGGACAGCCTACAGATTGGCGCGGAGATTTCGAGCGTCAGGCGAACGCGGCGGGTTTTGACCTATCCCGCGAGGAATTTGGAGGAGAGTATTGCCATCCCGATTCAGCGGACGCATTCCGTTGGTATTACACCGGTCGTCTCGACGAAGCGTGTTCGGGCACCCCATCTTCGCAGCTCGCAGCAGCGCCGATCGGTTATTGCGAACGCGCTGGCGGTTGCGTGTGCGGCGGCGATCTGCCGCGAGTGCGTGAGGGTTGTTCGGAGTGGGTGAAGGTCGAATCACAAGCCGCCCGCGCCACCTCTGCCAATAAGACAGGTGCGGAAGGGACGAAGACCGAAGCCGAGATCCGCAAGACCATGACGTCTGAACAGATCCAGCTTGAACGCAAGCTGACGTGCGAGGCGATCGACGGTGCCATCGCATTCGGCTACCAGAACACGAATCCACCGCCGGCCGACGATCACTGGCTCGCGCCATACTGGCATGTTGGCCGCAAGCAAGCAGAGCTTGAATCACGCGCACACACGCCAGCAAAGGGATCAATAAAAACCCCGGAATGGGCATTTGCGCGCTCTGGAGAATTTCGAGACGAGTCAGACGCCGAAAAAATGGCACTTCGCGACTATGGCCTAACAGGCGGCGATTCCGGCAGATTCGATTTCAGTGCTGGCTTTACTCGCGGCGCTCAGTACGGGCGAGCAGAGATGCGTGTAGCGCAGAATGCGCTAGCTGACATTGACGCCGTGCCTCGCTCCCCCTCTACGGCGGCAGAATCGCCGGCCGACCATATTTCCCAAGCGGGAAAAATGGTGAGCGCGGAAGGGACAGCCGACGAGCGGGCGGCGTTCGAACGGTATGTGATCCTTTCTACGGATCAATCAATCGAGCGAGATTCGCGAGGCGAATACGTAAGCCAACTCACGCGCGAGTGGTGGCGAGTCTGGCAAGCCCGCGCGGCAGCATCGCCCGCTGCGGAATGGCCGACGCACGACGAGGCGATAGGCATTTATCGGCGGATTCGGGCGCAGGCGCACAGAAATCCAATCGGCTATATCGAGGCGGATGAACTCGAAAAGCTCGGCTCGCCAGAATTCGCGGACGTTCCGGAGAACCACGTGCGGCTGTGGCATCCCGCCAACCCGCCATCGCGCGCCCTGATCCCCGTCTACTGCGCTCCCCAGCAGACAGGTGAGCCGTTTGGCTGGATCAGTAGGCATGACTTCGAGATCGGCGATGGCGTCGCACTGGTTGGCGCAAATACCAAGGCAGATGATGTGCCTCTCTACACCGCCCCGCAACCCGCGCAGGCCGACGCACCAGCGGCGTGCCTGACTGAACAGTCGATCGTCGACGCCGTGAAGAAGTGGTTTCCAGATCGAGCATATCAAGCGCGATTTTTCGCCCGCGCCCTTCTCAATGGAGCCGAAAAATGAAAATCACCAAAGGACAAATCATCGCCTTCACCGAAGGAGTGTATTCAGACTATTGTCTGCGCGATCACATGCGCGCCTTGGATGAGTTCGAAACCGATGACAAGTTTGCAGAATTCAAACTCACGCCCGAATTCAAGGCTTCTAGCTTTCGGGAACGAGAGGACTTGTTTATGGCATGGCTAGTGAAGACTGGCGCTGTCGAGCCGTTAGATGACGAGGTGACGGAGTGGCACATCACTTCGCATAGAGGATTTTATTCGGAATAGGAGCCGACCATGAGTGAAATCCGACAGTTGCCGGTTCCTCAGGAAACCAACCGTCCCGTGCCTAAACGTATCGTGCGTCCGTGCGAATGGGGTCTTTGGGGTGCGGTGAACGACCTCGAAACGCAGCTCGGCTCTGTCGAGGCGTACAACCGCCTCTGCATCGCTGCCGAGCAGTTGAAGGCAAAGATCGACCGAGGCGATGGGAAGTCTCAGCATCCGATGTGGGCCACTGACCCGAAGATGATCTATCCGGCAGGAACCAACCATGACTGACCTCGAACTGCGGTTCTATATATCACTCAAGCTAATCGCCAAGGCGTATCAGACGCCCGCGCAGATCCGGCGCAACAGCGAGAAGCAATTCGGGCTGCCCTACGAGGAAGCGCTCGAATATGCCTACGAGAACATCCAGCAAGAGGCTCGCAACGCGATCAGAGGCGTGCGCATGCCGAAGCCGAAGAAAGGAGCCGACCATGACTGACAAGCTGACGGCCGGCCAGATCGTTGAAATCTGGAATCACGTCGAATGGAAGGATCTCAATCCGCTCGTGACTGATTTCCAGCGCTCATTGCTGATGCGCTTCGCGCGCGACATTGAGAGCGCCCTTCTCGACCTCGACGCCTCCCGGCAAGTCGAAATCGACGCCTACAAGCGCGAGGTGCGGGAATATCAGGCCGCGCTTGAGTCGATGGGAGCGCATCTTAAAGGGATGCTATCGATGCTATCGGATCATCATCGAACCTTGATCGAACAAGCCGAGGACCGTCTCCGTGGACGGTCCGCCGAAGATACGGTGGCCGCAAATGGGTTACTCGAAGTCCTAATCGCACATCCGATCACGCAACAGCCGAGCTATTGCGATATCCACTGCAAGAAGTTTTGCCAGAACTCGGTTCATGGAATGTGCGATGGGCCTCCCCCTCAGCAGTCGAGCGATGAGTGCCCGCATGGCATTGACGACGGAGCATGCAAGCATTGCTACCAAGAGGCGACGGAGCCGAGGGGTGAAGTGACGGACTGGTGGCCGATCGAAACCGCGCCGACTGATGTACTCGTTGCGGTCTTCTGGCTCGACAGTGAAGATGAGAAGAACCCGGAGCGCTACGACTTCGACATGCTCGAAGACGGATGTTGGCGCCAATGGACGGACCACTATGAATGGGCGCATTCGGTCGCGCCTGCCGGAAGTCTCATACCGCGTGAACGGCCGCCATATACGCATTGGAAACCGCTCGGCGTGCCGACTGATGCCCGCCCCCAAGGAAGCGAATGAAATGAAGATCACCGATGACATGCTGACGGAGTGGTTTCCGGCTGACGAATACGCCCCGGTTCACGAAGGCGAGTATGAGACGCGCACAACGTTATATCCGGTACCAGAACAAAGGTTGTTCGCTAATGGGCATTGGTGGAAGTTTTTGTCTGGCATTGGAAAATGCGAATCTGCATTCATCTCTTTTATCGGTGCCGAATTTCGCGGCCTGAAGGAGAAGTACCATGGATGAGCGAGAGATGAAGAAATGCGCGGAGTGCGGCATGTCGTACCGCGCTGGCGAGTATCACCCTTACGCAGCCTGCCTGATGTTCATGGCATGCCACAACGGCGATACCGTGCGCGGGAATCTTCAGGACGTGCTCGACACCGCCCTCCGCACCATTCCCGACAGGGACGCGGGCCTTGAGGATGCAGCCGTGCTCATGGAACAACGCGCGGCCGAGATTGAGGCGTGCGGAAACATGACCGCACACACGATGGCCCTCATCTATCGCGACGAGGCCGAGAAAATCCGCGCCCTGAAGACCACGCCGACCGCCGCATCGAGGGAGAAAGGAAATGGCTGAGATCGACATGAAGAAGCTGCGGGAGTTGGCGCAGAAGGCGACGCCCGGACCGTGGACCGTTGACACTGAATGCCTTGATGGTCATGGCCGTCTTTATGTATCCAAGGGGCAGCCGGACAATTTGCTCGGACGCATCCTCGAAGTATTCCAAAACTGCCTTGTGCGAAGTAAGCAGCGTATGGCGAATGCTGAATATATTGCTGCCGCCAATCCAGCAACCATCCTCGCCATTTGCACCCGCCTAGAAGCAGCGGAAAAAGATGCGGCAGAGAAAAAACTGAATTTGCTAAAGCTCCAGCGCTCCGGTCAGATGGCCGCAACAATGTCGCACAAACACATTGTCGTGATGCAGGCAGCTTGGATCGAATGGCAGTACGGCGAAGGTGCCGAAGGCGCGATGGAATGGATCGAAAACACGCTTGAAGGCCCCGGACTCATCCCGAATCCGGACGAGCCGCACTATCGCGAGGCCCAGGCGTATTTCGATATAAATCGAAGCCTGAAGCTCTACGACGAATCTCTCGACGCGGCTATCGACGCAGCCCTCGCGCAACGACAGGGTGAAGGATCGTGAGCGAGAAAACGAATATTGAGTGGTGTGATTCTACGTGGAATCCATGGGAAGGCTGTCAGAAGGTCGGTCCGGGCTGCGATCACTGCTACGCCGAAGCCCGCAATGCACGCTTCGGCGGCGGCTCGGCCGTGAACTGGGGGCCGGGCGCACCGCGGCGTCGCACGTCGGCCACGAATTGGCGTAAGCCACTCGCATGGAACGCCGCGCACGAGCGGTTCTTCGCCGCGCACGGCCGGCGCCAGCGCGTCTTTTGCGCGTCGCTCGCGGACGTGTTCGACAACGCAGTCGACCCGGCGTGGCGGAGAGACCTGTTCGACCTTATTGTAGACACGCCGAATCTCGACTGGCTCTTGCTCACGAAGCGCATTGGGAATGTTCAGCAGATGGTTCAAACGGCAACCCTATGCGACTTTCTTCCGTCGAACATCTGGCTCGGCGCGACGATCGTGAATCAGGCCGAGGCCGACCGCGACATTCCGAAGCTGCTCGCGGTGCCCGCGCGCGTGCGCTTTCTGTCGATGGAGCCACTGCTCGGCCCCGTGGACCTGCGGTTCCATATCTACAGCGAGCCAACCGGCAACTTTCGTACGCACGGCGACAAGCGCCAACTCGAACTACGCCGGCCGGCCGATGGCGGCCTGCATTGGGTGATCGCCGGCGGCGAAAGCGGTCACGGCGCGCGTCCGATGCATCCCGACTGGGCTCGAGCACTGCGCGACCAGTGCGCGGCCGCGGGCGTGCCGTTCATGTTCAAACAGTGGGGTAAATGGCGTCCCGGACTCGGAGCCTCGAATGAACAGATCGACACGGCGCGCACCGGCGGATGGGTGTCGCTCGACGGATCTTTTCACGACGGCAATGATGAACGTGCGTTTCGGCGTGGCGACGAGAACGTCATCCATCTCGCCAAGCATGCCGTCGGCCGCCTGCTCGACGGCCGCACGCATGACGAATTTCCTGCTACCGCTGGTCTATCTCTTGAGCGGCAACCATAAATCCATGCTCGAACGCTTCCTCCATTCGGTCGGAAAGCCATCGCCCGACAACTTTCGTTCCATCGATATAGACGTGCACGGGCCACTTGTCGGACATGGGATCGTATCCGGTCACCACCTCAACCTTGCAGCCCTTGTACTCGTCAGTTTGAACGTTTCGCACTCCGCTTTCCGTCTGGATCCGAGCCATGGTTGCCTCCATTTTTTGCGAAGGAAATCGTAGCATGAAGGAACGCCCTATCCTTTTCAACGGCCCGATGGTACGCGCGCCCCTCGACAACTGCGCGACTCAACGGAAGAGTTATCGAACCGTCGCATCATCTACCCGTCTTCGAGCCTCGTCTCTTCGGTACTCGATCGCCCGTTCGGGCGTGATGGTCACGCCGGCCGGCAGCATACGAATCGGCGACTCGCGAAACAGCACCTCGCCATCGCGCACGCGGACGATCGACATGCCGACCAGCACGCGCGGGCCGAGCGCATCGCCCTCACGCTCGATCGCCCCGATCTCAACGTCGTAGCCGCGGTACGTGAATCGCTCGAGCATGATCGGCCTCAACCGTAACGCGCGAGCCATTCAACGGCGAACGACCGCGCCCGTTCGACGGCCGCCTCTTCGGTTTCGTAAGCCCCGAGATTCTTGAATGATGCCTCCGGGTTGTAGCCGATGTAGGTGAATGTCACCTGTGATGCGAACTGGCCGTCTTCGGTCGCGCGCGGCATGCAGTCGACGTGGTAGCCGCGCATCGTGAACAAATGCTTCATTTGAATCAGATCATGAAACTAACCGGGAGATCGTAGCACTCCCGGGTTTCATGAATCTGACGGCGCGACGCGCGCGGGCGTCAGTGCTGGATTGAATTCACCGCAAGCCATACGCGGGACGCTGTCTCGCCCGTCAAAACACGAGCAAACGCAGCACCGCACGTCGAGCACTCGTAGTGCTCTTCCCGACATGCGCCTTGGAACACGCCGGCGCCGACCATTACGAGGTGCTTCGGCTTAACGACTGACGGTTTCCCGTGCAGGTCGACGCACTCTGCGCAAAGCGCGATCGTCTCCAGTTCCATGGCCACCTCCGTACTTTTTGAATTCGAATTGCAAGGGATCCTAGCATGCACGATCTCGCGACAACGCCTGGCCGTTCGGACAACGAGGCCAATAAAGAAATCGCGCTCACGCTTCATCAGGTGGCCGAACGCCTCCAACTGTCCTACAGCACGGTATTCGCAATGCGACATCAAATCGGATTTCGCCTTCCCGGCTCACGCCTCTGGCGCGTCTGGCCGTCTCGACTTGCCGGACTTGGAGAAAAACGCAACAATTTGACCCGGCTATCGCTACGGGTCGGTGGAGAAAATGGATGTCAATCCGTAGACGTAAAGGCTCCGGGGTCTGGTTTATCGACCTCCGCGCGCCAAGCGGCGAAAGAATTCGCCGCTCTGCTGAAACAACGGACAGGAGGGCAGCGCAGGAATACCACGACCGGCTGAAAGCCGATCTGTGGCGACAAGACAAGCTCGGTGAGGTGCCCGACCGCATTTTCGAAGAAGCGGCAATGCGGTTTTTGAAGCTGTGCGAAGGGCAACGAGACTATGCCGGCAAGGTTCGGCACGTTACATACTGGGGAGAGCAGTTCCTCGGACGATCAATCCGAACCATTACGGCTGACGACATTTTCGATGCTCTACCCACGCATCGCCTGATCAAAGGGAAGCCGGCGCGCCCGCTGGAGCCTGGGACACGAAATCGATACATCAACACCATTCGACGCATGTTGAATTTGTGCGTCGAATGGGAGTGGATCCATCGAGTTCCGAAGCTCCAGCGGTTCGAGGAACCGGACGTGCGCGTGCGCTGGGAGCCGCCGGAAGTCATCATGAAGATGATCAATGCGTTGCGCATCCCATGGATGCGCGATGCCGCGGTCGTCGCGATGGCGACTGGCATGCGTGAGTCTGAGTTGTTCGGTCTGCGGGTATCGCAGATCGATCTGGCTCAGTGCAATGCTTGGATCACGCACGAAGGGGCGAAGTCGAGACGGGCGCGCTCGGTGCCGTTGAACCAGGACGCCATGAGCGTGCTCAAGCGGCGCATGAAGACGGCGACGGATCTCGTGTTCACGCGGGAGTTCGCGCGGGGAGACGGGCCACCGAAGCTGATCGGGCAGATAGACAAGCGGGACTTCGCGCGGGCGTGCGAGGCGGCCGGAATGGAGGACTTCCACTGGCATGACCTGCGGCACACGTGGGCAAGCTGGCATGTTCAACGCGGGACGCCGCTGATGGTGCTAAAGGAACTGGGCGGATGGGAGACGATCGCGATGGTGCAGAAGTATGCACATCTGGCGCCCAGCCACCTGGCGCAGCACGCCGGCACGGTCACGTTTTGGGCACAGTCGGAAGGCGAGAAACAAAAAGCGCCGCTGTCGGAAGCGGCGCAAAGCCTTGCTGCATAA